GAGCCGGCACCGCCGCCGCAAGTTTATCAGGAACCTCCACTTTTCAGCCCCGAGGAAGCGACTCAGCTGCAGACGTTCTTCAACGACTGGCCTGATGTCGCCCGCGCTACTGAGACGATGATCCGGGGTCTGGTGACGCAGACCGTGCGGCGGATGTATGCCGATCTCGCGGGCTCCTTGGCTCCCTACCTGCACACGATCGACACTTTGGCGGACCGGTCGCAGCTGTCCGAGCTGCAGGACCAAGTATCCGACTACGACACTGTTTCCGGGCAGCTGTCTGCTTGGGCCGGAAAACAACCAGCATATTTGCGTGGAGCTTATGAGCATGTTATCAAGTCAGGCACGGCCGCCGAGGTCGTCGACTTGATCAATCGGTATAAGCAGGACATGCAGTCCACCATGTCAGCACAAGGGGGTCAGCCGGCACCGGCGGCACCTGCTGCGGCTGCACCGGCACCTAGCTCAGCGCCCGCACCTGTCAATCCTGCGCTTGCTGCTGCGGCGGCACGTCTTGCTCCAGTCTCTACCAAGCGTACCAACGTCGTCGCACCTCCTACTGACTTCGACAGTGCTTTTGCCGAGTTCGCTCGGGCGTCATGACCATGGCTAGAGAGCTGCACGGCGAGTTCGCCCGTACAACCTAGGAGAGTACAATGGTTGCGGTGACCTCATACGGCGATATCAGCCCGGCAGTAGCGGCCTACAGCGTCGTGCGAATGTTAAAGCGGGCGATGCCTTATCTGCACATTGAAAAGTTTGGACAAACATATCCCTTGCCGACGAACTCGACGCAGACCGCCAAGTTCCGGCGTTACTTTCTGCAGGGAGCGACAGGCGCGGCCGGCCCAGATGCCGGAGGCACCAACGGTGTCGGGCAACCGTTCTACATCCCGCTGGCGCTGACGCCCCTGGTTGAAGGAGTGACGCCCTCCGGTTCGATGCTGGCCAACCAGGATTACACGGTTCAGCTTTATCAATACGGCGATTACATCACGATCACCGATGTGATCGAGGACACCCACACCGACCCGGTGCTCCAGCAATCCACCGACATCCTGGGCGAGCAGGCCGCAGTTACTGTCGAGACCCTGCGGTTCAACGTGCTCAAGGCCGGCACCAACGTCTGGTATCAGAATCAGGTTGCCGGACGGGCGAACGTCGCCGGGGTCGCCGGGCTTACCGATCAGCGCCGGGTGACGACCGGGCTCAACCGACAGAATGCTCGCAAGATATCCCAGGTCGTGGCGTCGAACCCCGACTTTAATACGCGATCGGTCGAAGCGGCGTATTTCGCGCTCTGTCATCCCGATCTCGAAAGCGACATCCGTAATATGACTGGTTTCATCCCGGTCGCTAGCTACGGGCCCCACACATCTCCGTTCGAAGGCGAGATCGGTGCCGTCGAGCAGTGCCGCTATTTGAGTTCGACGGTGATTGCGCCATTCATCAACGCTGGTGCAGCTACCTCCGGCAGCACGACCTACCGCTCGACTGGCGGTGTGAACTGGGACGTGTATCCCATTTTATACTTTGGTCGCGATGCCTTCGGGCTCGTTCCCCTCAAGGGTAAGTCGAGCATGACGCCGATGGTTGTCAACCCCAAGCCTGCGCCGGGCGATCCGCTGGCCCAGAGGGGCACATGCGGGTGGAAGTTATACACCGGTACAGTTATTTTACAAGATGCATTCATGGCAAGACTGGAAGTCACTGCTACAGCGTAATTCTCGTTCAATGAAGGAGATTTCCAGTGACCAATCAACACTCTGCGCAGCACGAGCAGCACGAGCAGCACCCTAAGACCGACCAGCACAAGGGTGACCAGCCCAAGGCTGGTCCTCCGTTCGTGGTTGCTCTTACACCAGAGCAATACGACTCTCGTGTTAACCAACAGGCAGCTGCGCCTAAAGACGCGCCTCCTCCGCCGACGCCGATGAATGTCGGCGACACCGGGACGGCGAAGGTGAGCTTCACGGACGAGACCCAGGCTGACGTCAAGCTCGGGTCAGTCGAGTGGACGTCCACGGGACCGGTGACAATCAACCCGCCGGAACCGACCGCTCCCGGAGACCCGCCTGCGGACCCGACGACTGCTAAGTTCACAGCGACCGGGCCCGGACGTGGGTCGATCAGAGCCAACGTCGTCAGCGAGGGCGGCGCGCCGGCAGAGGCGGCGGTCGAGGTCATGGTGATTCAGGCGGGGTTGCCTGTCACCGGCACGATCGACGTTACGGTCACGCCGATATCCAAGACGGCAAGGTGAGGAGCTATTCATGCCCACCCAGATCATCGATGCTTCACTGCACGTCGCTGCCTTTCCGGCAACGTATACCGGGCCGGGAAATCTGATTGGCAACGCGGTCACCGGCAATCTGGACAACGACGTCTATGGCTTCTTCACGTCAGCCGGCAACGCGGTCCAGATTAACTGTGGGTTCCAGGCGCTGGCGGTCGACGTCACCGATGTGGCTGGTGTGTTGCTGTGGCACTGGCAGCTAGGCATGCCGGCGACTAACAGTATCAGGACCGCGACAGCTGCCATGACGATCGACAGCACCGGTGCTATCTCCGTCACTACTGACCCGGCTGGGAACACCAATGTCACCCTGTCAGTCACACTGGTCGGCTCCGGCAAAACGATCTGCTATCATGTCTCGGGGTGACCCATGGCCATTGCGGGCGCGACTGAAACTGCAATCCTGCAGTTAATCTACAACGCGACGGCCTGGGCCAACTACGCGGACAATGCCGCAAGCGCGCCACAGACCAACATTTCGATCGCGTTGCATACTGCCGACCCTGGCACAGGCGGCAACCAGTCGACCAGCGAGGTCGCCTACACGGGCTATGCGCGTGCGAGCGTGGCGCGCACGTCGGGCGGCTGGACAGTGACGGGCGTCGGTCCCGCGAACTGTAGCCCTGTCTCGAACATAACGTTCCCGGCCGGGACAGGTGGGGCAGGAACGGTGACCAATTTCAGCACCGGTAAGACTGGTGTCGGTGCGACGCCGATTCTCTGGAGCGGCACGGTCACGCCGAACATTTCTGCGGGTTCAGGTGTGACGCCCGTTTTGACGACGGCCACAACCATAACGTTGTCATGAATGAACTATTATGCAGACGCATTCCGCCGATGTCTGATTGAACTCGACGTCGTCGGGGTCTGCGATTTGTGGTTTAGAGTTTCCCCGCATCTGCCTCAACCAAAGAACAACGAAGAAGCGCTAACGACGCTGCACTATGCGCGCACCCAGACTCGGAGCATTCCGGTCCGCCTGCGTTGCTACTCGCATGCTTGGCTCACCGAGCGTGGATTGCCGTCAGGTCTGCCTGACCCGCTAAAGGCGAAGGCGGCGCGTCTTTATCCGCACAAGGTCAGTGCGGTTGGTGTCGCGGTCCTGGCAACATCGGAAGCTAACCTGCCACGTGCACGCGCGATCGAGAAGGCAATGAGCGATGCGGTGATGGAGTGCTACGCCGACGGCGTCACTGACATTGCTGTTATTCGTAGCCGCATGGACGAGGCGCGACGTGACGTTGAGCGATGACCGATGCACGCGCTACGCAAGTCGCTTTAGAGCAGTGGGCTAAAGCAGCCCAACCACAGGCTCAGGTTACCCAGGTCGGCATCGAGCAGTGGGGGCTTATTACCCCACCAGCGCTCTGGGTCACCCAGATCGCCGTCGAAGAGTGGTCGACCGTCGCCAATATCCTGGCTCAGGCGGCTGGCGTCGGCGATGCCGCGGCAGTTGGGACTGCGTTTGTATTAACTCAGGGTCAGGCTGCTGGCGTCGGTGGTGCGACGGCAACCGGAGCTACGTTTGGGATCACTGTCGCCGCTAAGGGGCTCGCCGCTGGCACTGGTGTTCTTCTTGGCTACAGTACCATCCCCGGTGCCGGTAAACCGAGGAAGGTCAAAGGTCACGCGGACGGAGTTGGTGCGGCTCGGGCGTCGAGCACCCGAGGGTCCGCCGGTTTCTCCGCGGCGAGTGGGGCCGCGAGCGCTGAAGGGTCCACCGTAGTCCTTACTGAAGCTGCTGGTGTGGCTAGCGCTTTTGGCGCGGGGCACGCTGTCGCTCCTTCTATATCCGGCATCGCGGCTTATGCCGCTGGTTACGGCGACGCGATCGGGGTGTCCGCGTCCGGCGTGGGGGCCGCTGCCGCTGGCTTTGGTGATGCGCTCGGAGTGTCTGCGTCGGGCGTGGTGGCTTTTGCTGCCGGCTACGGTGATGCGATCGCAGCGTCTGGGGTCGGCATAGCGGCCTATGCTCCTGGCTTCGGCAATGCGGCTGGTGTGTCGGCGGTGGGCGTGGCGGCCTCCGCCGCTGGCTTTGGCAGCGCGGCGGGGGTGTCGGCGTTCGGCGCGGTAGCGTTCGCCGCTGGCCACGGGAATGCAGCCGGCGTGTCCGCCTCGGGCGTGTCGGCTTTTGCCGCCGGCCATGGAAGTGCTTCCGGAGTGTCCGCGTCGGGCGTGTCTGCCTTTGCGTCTGGCTTTGGTAGCGTGCTGGGTGTGTCGGGGTCCGGCGTCGTCGGGATTGCTGACGGGTATGGGAACGCCTTTGCGGAGTATGCCTTCGAAGCCGAGTCGACGGGCATCGCGATCGGCGCTGGTGCTGGTATCGCTGGAGTGCCGGAGATCGGTGCGGCGAGCGCCGGTGGGGTGGGTGGTGCGAATGCCGCCAGCCTGCTCCTGGTCGGTTCTGTTGGCACAGCTGCGGGGTTCGGAGCTGTGGTTGGAGCGGCGTTCGGGGCGGTTGTCGCTCGAGCTAATGGAACCAGCACCGCGGTGGCGATCGGCAGCGCCATCGCCCAGGCCATCGGCCATGCTATTGGCATTGGCGACGAGGAAGCCGGTGCAGGAGCCCTCGGTCAGGCATCGGCTATCGGTGACGCGGCGGCTGTCAGCTCGACGTCAGGCATGCGGTTCTCGTTCGGGCAGGCCAATGGTGTCGGACGGGCCTTCGGGTGGACGGCACATAATGCATTTGCCTATGGTTTGGCGGACGGTGTCGGTGATGCGCAGGGAGTTGCCGTCCGATCCATCGACCAAATCATGTCGCTGTATGGGCGTTGGAGCGGTATGATGCTTCAGGGTAGTGCCTCCCGGAGGGTGTGAATTTGCCGTATCTTAACTCCGTAGAGGGTGGAACAATGAACAGCATCCGCATCGAGCGAGCGCAGAACGGGTTCGTGGTTTGTATGGACGACCCGGCGATCGTCAAGGCGAATCGCGAATCCGACGGACCCTGGAAGGACCCTCAGCAAAGTTTTGTTTTTGACGACAAGGCTGGTGTCATTGAGTTCCTTACCAACAATCTCGACAAGATCATACCGGACGGTGAGGACTACGAGTCCAGCTTCGACGCAGCAGTCAAGGAAGACGAGGAAGGTGAAGAAGAGGATGAAGACGAATGAGCATAGTACTCCCAGAGGATGACGAGCCGGTCCCACGTAACGCGCGCTCGAAAATATCCGATGCATCAATGCAGATGATGACAGCTGAGGCACCGGTTTTGGTGCAGACCGCTAAGCGGTTCAGGATCATCCTGGAGGAAGACACCGCGATCCCACCGACCGGGCTTTTCATCTCGGCCAATGGTAGGCCCTACTTGTTGATGGCTGGTATCGAGGCATCGGTGCCACAAGAAGTGATTAGCGTCTTGAATGATGCAGTGATCTCGGTGCCGATTATCAGTCCGCAAACTCAGCAGGTTACTGGTTATCGTTCGCGATTAAGGTTTCCTTACCGGCGTATTGATGGGTGATCCATGCGCACTGACGAGTTGTTGGGGGAACTACGGCATCACATGCTGCGGGATGTGTCGGATCAGGTTGCCGGTGCGTCGGACTATTTGTGGTCTGATAATGGGCTGATCAGATACATCAACGAAGCGCAGAACCGCTTTGCTCGGCAGACCAAGTGTATTCGTGACGCGGTGACGCCGAAGGTTTGTCAGTTCACGACTGTAGCTGACCAGCAGTTCTATACGCTCGATCCTCATGTGGTCAGCATAATTTCGATACGGATGACCGGGGATCGAGCCGATCTGGCTCGCGCCGGGCACTCCGATTTTGATACCTACCGTCAGCCCGACACCTATTTCTTTGATCCGGCTCAGCTTGCTCAAATGCCTCCGGGCAAGCCGCTAGCGTGGTCGACGGACGAGGGTGTGATCCAGGATAGCTACGGGTCTTTCACGGCACCGCAGCTGCGGCTCTATCCAATACCAACGTCACCGTATGCCGGTGTTGTCGGCAACATGCGCGTGGCGCGCGTGCCGCTTGTTAAGCTGAGCATCAGCATGCCGGAAGCTGTTCCTGAAATCCCAGAAGCGCATCATATGGATATGCTGAACTGGGCAGCGTATTTGGCGCTGCGCGGCGTTGACCTGGACGTTGCCGGTGGTGGAGCCTGGGATCGCGCCAAAGAATTCCGTGCTGCGTTCGATGACGCAATCAGCGATATGAAGCGCGATGCGCAGTCGAAGATGTTTCGCCCGCTGCAATTCGCTTTCGGTAGAAACGGATTTTCCTGGGAACGTTATTAGAGGTATTGACATGGCAGCCCTCAAGCGTGGTGCAACGCGCCGATATGCAGATGGCACGCCCGATGTCCAGCCTACTCTCACGCCCGCGGACGCGACGCGGCTTGGCATCACGCCGAGCGGTAAGCTAAGCCCTGAAGCGGCCATTCACGCGACAACGGCAGCGGCTGCGACTGGGCCCGGCTTTGATATTCGAAGGCCCGATGGTTCACTCGAACATTCCGTAGGCATGCCGGAGTTTGATTTTCAGAGTGGCCACTGGGCTGCGACCGATGAAGCAGGGAAGCGTCTGCCGATCAACCCGGTGTCGCTTGTGCCGCCACCAGCGGCAGCAGCGCCATTGGCTCCGGCAGCGCCATTGGCTCCGGCAGCGCCGCCACCGTCAGGCGGTGGTGGTTTCGGCGGGATGCTGCTGCGTGCGTTGAGCCAGCTGAACCCGGTGACGCCAGCACATGCAGAGACGGGACCGCCTCCGAATACTCCGCCTGATGTCGCGGCGGCGCTACCCAAGCCGATCACTTTGCCACCCTCTAATGCTGCAGGAGCACCGAGTGCCGCTGTTCAGTTCTTGACCGGTGACTTTACGGGGGCGGCTGCGAATCCGACCGCGTCACCATTCACTGCTTATCTCGCGAGGGCTAACAGAGAGGCTGATCTAAACAACCGAGCAAACAGAGTCAGCATGGGCCCGTCAGTGTTGGAGCAGGCGGGGCATTTATTTTTCGGCAACCAGTCAGACACCGATCTTGCGGATCGTAGCGCCGCAGCACAAGCGTTTCGGGACCCGTTGGTAAAGCAGTATCTGTCGACGCACGAGGATGCGTTGAAGGCGGCCGAGAGTGACCCGGTCAATTACGCGAAGATCATTCAGACGACGCCGGGGTTCGTGGATTTCATGAAGACGGCGCAGGCCAACCACGCCAACATCGTGAACAACGGCAACACGATCAACGGCAAGCCTGTCGATAACCCTGCCGTGGTTGCTAAAAATCAGACCGTGAGTGGTGTTCCCGCGGACACTGCGCACGCCGCTGCTGAACCGCATGCATACACGCGCGATGAGTATATCAAAGCTATGTCGGGTGTAACGACGAAGCAGGCTGAGTTGTTGTTCGGTCAGCAGCTCGCGCATGTCGCGACGCCGGCAGAGACGCTGACGAAAGATTTCTTCACCCGACAGGGTCAGGCTGCCAGCAAGCTCACTGCCGATCGTGAGGCGCTGGAAGCTGCGGAAACTGCAGCAGCTCAGAAAGAGAACCGAGCGGTTCGCGAAACGCCGGCGATCATGAACGCGAGGAAAGCCGAACAGCAAAAGTGGAACGAGATCGCAGGCTTCGTCAAACCGCTTATCGGTGTCGAGCAGCGGCCCTACGCGATGCCACCTCCTGGCGGCGGATGATAAACAATGCCCGCAGATTTCTCTCCGTTCGGGTCTTACCTGCCGCAGTATCTGCCGCCGATCCCCACGGCGACGGGGCCGCAGCCGGGGTCTTCTGATGTTCCGGCGACGGGCACCGGCAACTGGCTCACCTCCGGCATCATGTCCGGTGTGCATGGGGCGATCTCGGAAGGTGCTCGTGCGCTCCAGGCCGGTGCTCAGCTGGTTGGTGCCGACGACACGGCGGAGTCCCTCGCCGACATCGCTCAGTCGCACTATGAGACCGAGCAGTCCTACGCACGACCGGACCTAGAAGAGCATCCCTGGTCGGTTCCAGGGATCGCCTACAACGTCGCGCGCATGGCCCCGATGAGCGTCGCGGCACTCCTCAGCGCCGCGGGTGTCGCGGCTGCAGCGCCCGAGTTGGCTGGTGCCGGCTTGATCGGCGGCGCGGGGGCGATGCTCCTTCCCGCGATTGGTTCGAACGTCCAGCGGCAGATCAGCGAGACAGGCGAGCTGACCTCTCCGGGTAAGGCGATCATGCTCGGCGTGCCAGAAGCGGTCGTGCAGGGCATTTTGCCGGGGAAGCTTGAATCGTTCTTCGGCAAGGGAATTCTGCGCGGGATCGCCGGCTCCGCGGCGGCGCAGGGCGGCGCTGCTGGCGCGACTGAGGCGATGACCCAGATGATGGGTGATCCGGATCGCAGCTTCTCGGATCGAGCATCCGCTGTCGTGAACCAAGCTTTGGGCGGCGCGGGAATGGGCGCGATCATCGGCGGCGCGTTCGGCGGCTATCGCAGGCTCGTCGGCAAGCCGACGGTGGACGTCACGACCGGTGAACTCGATCAGGTGACGGGGCAGGCGCTTAAGCTGTTGCCGCCGCCAGCGGAGCAGCCGATCGCCGGTCAAGCACCGCTGGATGGTTTGTCCGACGGTGCGCTGATGTCGCGCTTGAACACGCTGCATCCGATGCAGACAGCGGAAGGGAACACGCCGGCCGATTATCAATTCGCACGACATTTCGAAGAATTGCAACGTCGTAACGCTGAGCGCGGACCGACACCGACTGAGCCTCAGAAGCTGCTGCCGGTACCGGAGCCCGGGGTTATTCCCATGGGCGTGCCGCTGAATCAGATGTCTGACATAGATTTAATGACGCGGATCAACACGCTGCACGGGCTACGAACAGAGGAGGGGAATACTCCGGCAGACCTAGCATTCAGGCCGCTTTACGAGGAATTGCAGCGGCGCGTTGCCAACATGCCGGTAGAGTCACCGCAAGGTCAGAAGCTTATAGGTTACGTCGAGAGAATGGGCGCGCCGCCACAAGATTTGACAAATCTCGAACTTACGACAAAATTAGGAACATTGAGGCCGTTGGTGACCGGTGACCCCCGGAACCCGGCTGATCAAGCATTCGCACCGCTAAGAGAAGAATATCTGCGGCGCGCGGCGGAGGCAGCGGTTAAAGCACCTGCTGCTACACCAGTGCCAGTAACACCGGCGGTGACGGAGCCTGGGGCTGTTGAGCCCGGGACGCCGGTTGCGGCTCACGAGCCTGCAGCACCAGCAACACCGACACCTGTGTCGGAGGCGCTGCGTGAACCCGCCCCTGGTGCTGTTCCCGGGATTCCAATCGCCGGCCCTGGCGGCCCTGGCGGCCCTGGCGGCCCTGTTGGCGATCTACGTGCTGGTGGACCTAGTGCTCCGGAGCAAGTTCCCGCCGCTGCTGGGGGTGCTCCTGGTGAGCTGCCTGCTGTGGGTCCTGATACTGAGGGGGGCCTACCTGCTGGTCCTCCTGCTGCTCCCGCTCCTATCCTGAATTTCGCAGCGAAGGTGACCCAGGCCGCCATCAAGCGGGGGATGGCACAGGTCGAGGCGCTGCCGATCGAGGCGCAGGCTGCGGAACAGCAACGGCTGATCGATACGATCAATGCCCTCAAGGGAAAGAAGATACCGGCACCGCTGCGGGCGTGGGCCAAAGCGTTCGACATCCTGACCGAGGACGGCAAGGAACTCCGTGAGGAGTTCGTTCCCGAGCAGCCGGTCGAGACACCCCCTGGCGTAGCGCCTGAGGCGGCCGCTGAGCCGCCTGCGGCTGCGGAGGCACCTGCGGCCGCACCCGCGCCTGCAGCCGCTGGCTGGCGTCCTATGGGCCCTGACGAGGTCTTCCAGCCCGGTCGGCAGTTCAGGGTAAATGTCGACAGTGGACAGTCCGAGGTGTTCGAGCCGGGTGCAACCGCGACTCCGGTCGCCGATAAGACCCCGATCAAGACAGCAGACGATCGCCTGAGCGCACTCAACGGTGTTCAGGCCGAGATCGCGAAGTTCTCCGATTCGCCGGTTAAGACCCAGACTGCCAATGAGGCAGAGACATTGATGAAGCTGCTGCCTAACGTTGAGGCAAATCCAGGCTTGGCTTTGTCGCTCAATGTTCGGTTGACGCGGTTGCGTAATGAGGTCGAGGCTGCCGCACAGCGGCCTGGGGAGTATGCCGCGTCGGCGGACCTGGAACCGTCGCCGCGCGCCGAGGCGACGCCCGCGCCGATGGGTAATCTCGACGTCAAGGTGGAGGCCGCACGGCGGGCGTTGGACGCTTTGGGTGTGAAGGCACAGGGCGGCTTGGGCGGTCGCGAGGATGCCGAAGCAGCGCTCACCGCGCACAAGGATTGGCTGGCGGACATCACCAGAGCATCCGGGCCGGACGAGCTGCGTGAGGCTTTGGCGAAAGACCCTGAATTCGATCCTGAAGGCGAGAAGGATAACCTGCAAAACCTGACGCAGATCAGTAAGCCGACGCGCGCGAAGATCGATGCGTATCTGGCGGCGCAGCAGTCGGTGCTTCAGGAACTCCGGGCTCAAACCGATTCACGCGCCAGGGTCGTTTCTGCGCGAGATGGGATGCCGGTGTCACAGCTGGACGCCGACATCACTGACATGCACCAGCGTGGTGTCTCGGCTACCGACGCTCTTGGTCATGTCATGGAGCACACGGCTGATCCGGAAGAGGCCGCGATTGCTGCGAAGCTTCAGGCGGCGCTACCAGAAGGTGTGAAGCTGGGCTACCGAGATAATGTTCTCGATAAGGAGGGTGAGTATTTCACCAAGCAAAAGACTTCGATGCTCTACAATGCGGGGAACGCTACGGCGACTTTCCTCCATGAGATGGCGCATGCGGTCTACCATCAGGCTCTGGAAGCTGGTGGCGTTGCAGCCAAAGCTATTAATGGTGTTTACGATCAGCTCAAGAGCAAGGGTGACTGGGCCGGGATAACTGACGCACACGAAATGCTGTCGGAGGCGGCGGGTAATCCCGTTTACCGCGCATTCTTAAAATCGCAGTTCGTGCGCGGCACCAGTATGTGGGATCGGCTCATCGATGCTGGACGTGGTTTCCTTGGTTTAGACCCGCGACTGCACAATGCGTTCGATCGCATCATGTCGCTCGGTGACGATTTGATAAAGGAACGGCAGCAGTATCCTAACGGCTGGGTGGGGCCAGACAGCTACGCTCGCCTAGCCGACAATGGGATGGGTGCTGCGGCGAACGGTGCTGATCAGGGGCGAGAGTCGACGGTCCAACGATTGGCGAATGCGTTCAGGACCGGTGTTAGTGCCATCGGTTTCAACACGCGGGATTTCATACGCAAGGGCGCGCTTGGTTGGACCGACAGCTATCGTATGGGTCAGCTGTATGGTGACGCCATCCAGGCGATGCGGCCATACCTTGAGTCGTTGGCGCGGGGGGAAGCTCGCGAAGGCGAGTTCTACAAAGCCAGTCAGATGGCCAGTAACTTGGCCAACAAGCTCCCAGAGGAAGGACGGGAGCTGCTGCACAGTGTCATGGCCGATGCGACGTTTTATGGACTCGATCCGCAGAAGCCTGCACCTCAAGACATCCAAGGTAATCCTGGCCGGACGAAGCTGTATCAGGAGATCATCGATAAGTGGAATCAGCTCAAGGCTATTCCTGGCGGCGAGGCTGCCTACGAGGCGCTGCGGGCGAAAGCGTCGGCGGATTACCACGCTGTCCTGACGGACCGGCTGCAGACGGTCGAGCGCGCGATGGCACCTTCTGGGTATGACGCGCAGGACGTGTTCAAGACGTTCGACGGTCGTACCGACATACACACCGATCCGACGAAGACCGAAAAATTCTTCAAGGACGCCGTTGCCGCCAAGGTCGACGCGCTGAGCAAATATCGCGATCAGCTGGCTGGTCAGAAGGCGACGATCGGCAGTCGTGAGCTGCCGCTGAATGATGCGGTTAAGCTCCAGCAAACTGTAGTGGATGCCGCGCGTAAATCCGGCGGGGCATCGGACGATGCGTTGAAAACCTTGCAGGACTTGAAGACGCAGCGCGACAACATGCAGGCTAACGTCGGCAGTATCAACGACGTTCTCAAAGAGGTCGCTGATCGGCGCGATGCTGTGGCGAAAGCACCGTATTTTCATCTCGGACGAGACGGCAACTATTTCGTCACCGCCAAGCTGGCGACTGATGCTCAGGGGAAAGTGGACCAGGAGAAGCTTGCGCAGCTCAACGAGCATCTGGATGCCAACGGGTTCCACAATATCGCGGTCATGCTGAACGGTGAGAACAACACGCTCTACACGCGCATGAAGACTCCTGCCGAGATGCGTGAGCTAACTCGGGTGATGCAGGACGCGCAAGCAAAGGGCCTCGTGTCGCAGGAAGCTAAGAGTCTTGGTGCTGGCGAGGCGACCCAGGTGTTTGACTCGATTGCTCCGGCGGCCATGCGGCGGGCTGTTGGCGCGATGATCGAGAACCGGCCAAAGAACCTCGAAGGAGTCGATAAGGGCACTACGGACCAAATGAATCGGGCGTTCGGCGATCAGGTCGCTGACATGCAGCGCACTCTGCTGAACATGATGGCTGAGAACTCAATCGGTCGAGTGATGGCGCGGCGCGCTAACGTCCAGGGTTTCAGCAAGGATATGTCGGAGAGTGCGAACTACGCTTCGCAGGTCATGAGCCGCAGTCTTGGGCGCATGACGATGGCCGACGAGGTTGGCTCGTTGACGAAGCAGATGGCGGATCAGGTTCGCGATCTCAACCACACCGAGCCCGGCACCGACAGGTCGCTGGCGGCTTCGGAAGCTGTTGGAGAGCTGATGTTGCGCGAGCGGCTCAAGTCGACCTATGTGCCGCCGACCGCGCTCGATGCAATCCGGCATCTCTCGCACACCATCCATGTCGGTTCATCGCCCGCGTATTTCCTGACGCTGATGTCGCAGCTGGCGACGACCAGCTACCCCGAGCTTGCCAAGACGCATGGTTACGGTGCGGCGTTTGGAGCTTTCCAGCGTGCGCTGCCTGATGCGCTGGCGGTCGTCAAGGCGATCACCAAGGGTGACGACTGGAACACGGCCGGAATCACGCGCGACGCATTGGAGAAGGATGGGCTCTCCCAGCCGCTGATCGACAAGGTCATGGGGATGGTGTCGCGCGGGGTCATGGGCACGGCTATGTATTCAACGCAGATGACCGAGCATTCGAATTTGGCCAGTGTGCTGCATATCTCGCCCAACATACTGAAGGCAGCGAATGCTTTGGGGCTCTACTCTGAGCTTATCCCCAGGCTGGTGACCGGTTTTGCTGCGCACGATCTTTACAACGCGAAACCCTACATCGAACCGCGGACTGGCGTGCAGATGACGCGCGAGCAGTTCATCGACCGGGCGATCAACGATAGCCAGGGTAACTGGGATGCCAGTCTCAACGCGCGGCAGACTTCGCGCGGTGGCATGTTCGGCGGCGTGTCGCCGCTGATCAACCAGTTCATGGGCTGGCAGATTCGTATGACCGGCAAAATCTACAACGAGGTCCGCGATATGTTCAACGCGGACACTCGTCCGGAAGCGACGCGCTGGCTGATCAGTCATGCCGGAGCGACTGCGATGTTCGCCGGCACGCTGGGGATGCCGATGCTGTCGGTAGCGGCGTCAGTTTACGACCAGCTGATGAACTGGGTCACCAACCGGGATGACCATGACTTAACGTCGGCGTATCGCGGTTTCCTGTCGGACACCTTTGGCAAGGACATGGGCGAGATCATTGCTCGTGGATTGCCGCGCGCGGTCGGGATGGACTTTGCGCATTTTGGCGAGGCGACGATCGTGCCCGGCTCGTCGACCCTCACCATTGCTTTCGAGAAGCGCAAGCTTGAAGACAGGTTCCGTGATTGGTTCAAGTCGATGGGCGGCGCTGGGGTCGGTGATATATCGAACGTCGCGTATGCAGCACGAGATATGATGAATGGTGATTTTCTTAATGGTGGGATTAGGATGGCACCGGAGTTCGTGAAAGCACCGATGGAGGCTTTCAGGCTCGGTCAGCGTGGGTTCGTCAACAACCTGAATGGCGAGAAGCTGCCGATTACGGCGAACGGTTGGGATATTGCGAAGACGGCGCTCGGGATCGATCCGGGGAAGGAAGCCGAGTATCAGGAGCTGGCTAAGGCTGAGGCCGGGCTGCGTACCATGCGCGAGTTGAATTCGTCGAACATCGTCCGGCATCTGGAGACTGCCTACATGCGCGGCGACCGTGGGATGTTTAATACTTGGATGAACGAATCGCAGCAGTGGCAAAGGACCCATCCAGGCATGGAGCCGCCGCAGGCTAGCTTTGGGCGTGAGCTTGAAGTGCACATGCGGCAGTCGGCGCAGGCAAAAGGCATGGGCCTACCGATCGGTGTGACGCCGCGAGACATCGGCGCGCGCGGGGCGCTGCGCTACGGCAACATACCGGTGCAGTGATGGCGCTACGATCTCGGGGTAACATCCAGGCTATAGAGCAATCGGGCGTTTCATTGCCGGCACCTCCCGAGGCTGGAAAGATTCTAAACAGCTGGGACGGTCTCAAGAACACGCTGCAGCCTGAGCGGTTGGGTGATAAGGATTTGGTCCGTGCTCGAAATGTCGTGCTCGATGACAGTGGACAGCCATCTAGACGACGTGGCTATAAGTTGAAGCTCCCGGGTGACGTGCACTCGTTGTTCACGTCGTATGAGGGCGTGGTCCTGGGGGTCGTCAACGGAAGTCTTGGTATAATCAATCCTGACTATTCGTATGAATTCCTGATGCCGGTCGGTGCGGACCCGTCCGCTGGCACGCCGCAGTTAGTCTACTCCCAAGTTGGCGATAACGTTTATTACGTGAGTCCAGTTGATCGCGGCATCGTGAATATTCCGGGTCGTAGCTGGAGTGATTGGGGCGATCCTACCGACCTCTGGCTTTCGCCGGTGGTCAATCCGACGGAGACGTTGCCACCGATCGCCGGGCGGTTCTTGAAGCAGCCACCCTACGCGACCTGCATTACCTATTTTAATGGTCGGTTGTATCTTAGTCATGGCCCCACGTTGTGGGCGACTGAGCTGTATCTCTATAATTTTGTCGATGCGACAGCTGGATACAAGCTGTTTGAAGCTGAGATTACCATGCTTGGGACGGTCCTTGACGGCATCTATGTCGGGACGAGAGAGGGTCTTTGGTTCCTGACCGGAGAGACCTACGCTAACATGAAGCGCACGCGAGTCATGGACTCGGGCGTGATCCCTGGTTCTAAGGTAGATATCCCCTCTGAGCTTGCAAATCCGCCACAGGTGCCAACCACGGCAACGACTCCGGTCGAGGTGTCGATCATATTCATGACGACCAAGGGGGTTTGCATCGCTTCGTCTGGCGGCCACACAACCAACATGACGGAGCAAAAATACGTCTTCCCCGATTCGCTGAGTGCGGTGGCGATGTATCGTCGGCAAGATGGCATGAACCAGTATATTACTACATTAGAAAGTGGTGGCTCGCCGACGCAGGGGGCGGCGATCGGTGACTACCTGGACGTGACCATAATCAGGGGGAGCGGGTTCCCCAACGGGAGACCATGATGAACCGACGGAGGGCGGTCGCCTAAGATGGGCTTGCCCCGATGGTCATCTGCTCGACTAGGATAACACTTGTTGGGAGAGGGAAATCGACGAACTTAGAGGGGACGACGGTGATCTCGCCGGTGTTCTGGACAGTCACGGTCCCGTCGGAGAACGTGGCTCGAACTTCGAATCGGTAGGTGGTTAGTGCTACGTTGGCCTGTGCCTGCATGTCGGGGGTGATCTCGAACAGGTAGGCACCCGCGGTAGCGGGCGGCAGGATCGTGCCGACCAAGTCAAAGATCACCGAATTGTCTAGCGTGATGCGTAATTGTATGGTGGCCCCAGTGAGGTCGACGATGATGCCGTTGGCGTCTCGAACGAAGCCGGAGATGTTCCAGGTCTCGCCGATATAGAAAGTTCCGCTCTGCCAGATGCTCATGATGCAACCCTAAGGAGTGTCTCCATGTTCCCGACTCCGCCTCGCACGCCGTTGCTGGTTCCCGATCGGCGCTTGCTGATGCCCAAGGCTATCCTTGGCGGACGCTTCTTGGGAAGGATCATCCGAGACAAGCGGGTGATCGACGAGTTCGATGTCGAGAACATTGTTGTCAACCAGGGGCTTAACTACCTCCTTGGGGCCGCACTCGGCGCTCAGTCGGTGGTGACCGCGTGGTATATCGGCCTGTTCTCCAATAACTACACCATTCTGGCAAGCGACACAGCAGCGACGATTTCCGCCAATGCCGGTGAGGTCACGCAATACACGGCCGGCACCCGGCAGCAATGGACGTCGGTGCCGCCGGCAGCGCAGTCGATCACCAATGCAGCGAATCAGGCATCATTTACCTTCAACGGCACCCTGACAGTTTACGGTGCGTTCCTGATCTCGTCGTCGGCGATCAACGGCACCAGCGGCACGCTGTTCTCCGGTGCTCAGTTCGGCTCGGCGAAATCGGTGGTCAACTCCGACATATTACAGCTCACATATACATTTACTGCGGCTTCAGCATGATTACACAAGATAGACTTAGGGAGCTACTAAACTACGATTCTATCATATAGGAGGCTGATTTGGCGGGCGGGAAGGGAAATACGTTCGACAACCAACTCTTGGCGTTGATTCTGAACGGCACGAGTATTCCAGGCATCGCCGATAACGCGGCATCGACGCCGCTGACCCAACTTTTTCTGTCGCTGCACACGGCCGACCCTGGCGTCGGAGGGAACCAGACCAGCAACGAGGCGGCTTACACCGGCTACGCCCGGCAATCGGTGCCGAGGACGGGCCTGGGTTTTAGCGTGTCCGGCACAGCAGCAACACTGACGTCGTCGGTGGTCTTCCCAACCGCGACTGGAGGCAGCGAGACGGAGGTTTACTGTGCGGTCGGCATAGCACCGACCGGAGCTGGCACGATACTTTATCGAGGGCCGATCACACCAAGCCTCTCCGTGACGGCTGGCGTGGCACCGCAGCTTACCACAGGCACGACCATTACCGAGAGCTGACATGGAGAGATCGTGCAATGTTTGCTTTTGGCGACAGCTTCGATCTGTATACGGCGGCCAGTGATGTATCGCCCGGCTTTTGGGATACCTACACTGCCGGCTTTGGATCATTGGTAGGCCAGCCCGGGCGCTTTGCTGGAGGCAGGTCCTGGGGCCCCGCTAACAACTGGTCATTCAGTAAATCGTCCGGTCAGAACGACGCAGTCCACCACATCAACCTTGCTTTCATATTTACCAGTGCAATCTCCGGTACCACGCAAGGAACGTATTTCACATTCCGCGATGGCGCGACGGCGCAGGCCACTGTTGCGATCAGAAGCGACGGTTCACTTGCGCTCTACAGCGGATCGAACGGCGGCACCCTTCTTGATACCTATTCCCTGAATCCGATGGTAAACCAATGGTTTGTGTTCGAGGTTGAGGTCGTGATCAACAACACGACTGGGAGCTGGACGATCAAGAAGAGCGGCAACACCGGCACGGCGGATCATACGCTCGGGAGTCTTAACACCCGCGCCGGCACGAGCAACAACTATGCGAACGCACTTATCGTCGGCATGGGTGCTACTGGGTTTGGAAATTTTAACATTGACGATCTTTTTTGGCGCAGCGATCCGTCGGCCGTGCCATGGGCTGGTGACATTCGCAGCTACACACGGATGCCGTCAACAGATGTAACAGTACAGTTCACAAGAGGGCCCAATCCTCCTAACCAAACTGTTGTAGGTGGCACCGGTGCTATGACCCCCTATGGAGCGAATACGGTACACTACGTATCGTTCACAGCAGCGGCAAGTGGGTCTGTACCCGGAGGTACAGTTCGATGTGATGGCAGCGGCGGTGGAGGTACTGGCCACTTCAAGGTTGCGCTATTTTCTGCAAACACTGACGGCAGTGTCGGCACACTACTAGCAACTGCAACTGAAATCACCAATCCTGGAAATGCTGTCATCACTATCACCTTTCCCTCTCCAGCTCGGGTTTTACAAGGACAGAACTACTGGTTTGGAATCAATCAGGATGCGTCCATCACTTACAACAATCAGAGTTCTACGGCTGTTACTCTGACTCAGACTTATGCGTCTTGGCCAGTTTCTAACCCTGGAGGTGTCATATCAACTGCCAACTGTCCAGGCTGTGTGATCAGCTTCACGGCTCAGTATAATGCCGATATGGTCAGCGAGCACCAACAGGACGGCACTACTACTTACGTCTATGATAGCAACGTGGGGGATGCCGATTTCTACGGGATCGCTTCGCTCCCGACTACGCCAGCCTCGACGATATGCGTGACGACGCGGGCCTTTCTGCAGAAGAGCGACGCGGGCACACGATCAAGTGCGGTGCAGCTCAAGAGCGGTTCGACCACGGTGACGTCGCCATCGACGCCGATGACTACGGGGTTCTCTTGGAACTATCGCACGGACTTCACCGACCCGGCGACTGGCGCGGCGTGGACCGCGACTGGAGTCAACAACGTCCAGATCGGGCCAATCGTGACAGTGTGAGGGAGCCATGTATCTCTTCGGTGATGGCTTCGATCTCTATGCCTCGGTCAATGATTTTTACAACAATTACTGGGATGCGGGCGGCTTCAGCTCGAACTGGAGCACGAATAATCCTGGTCGCTTTGGTGGGCAGAGCATAGGGTTTAGTGGCCACATCAGCAGCACCCCGTTTCTGGTGAAGACGAGCGGTCATAATGACGCCGTCCATCATGTCACCGTTGCCTATAACCAGAACTTCGGCCCGAGTGGCACGGCGGGCCTCGCCATCACGTTCGCCGATAACGGGTCAATTCAATGCAGCGTGCTGTTCCGTGGTGACGGGGCAATCCTCCTGACGTCAGGGGATTTCGGAAGCGGCACCGTGCTGGCAACCTATACCGGTGCGTTCAGCTTAATCAACACTTGGTATGCCTACGAGTTCGAGGTTGTCATTCATCCAACCGCGGGTTCGTTTACCGTGCGAACTAATGGTAGCTTGATTAATAGTTTCCAGGCGACAGGCCTCAACACGCGCAATGGCTCAGCGAATAATTACGCAAACCAGATCAGGATCAACACCAGCGCGTCAGCGTCCGGTTTGCAGTTCTTTGACGATCTCCTCTGGCGCTCGGACCCGACGGCGGTGCCGTGGATCGGCGATATTCGCTGCAACACGCGGATGCCAGCGACTGACGTGCAGAAACAATTTACAAGCGTGGGATCGCGCAACGTCGTTTTCGGCAGTTCGTACAGCGTGGCCATCGCCGCGAATCGTGCTTGGTATGGCCAATTCATACCGATCGCCACCGGCACCATCTCGACTGCCATATTCCAAAGCGGGCCGCTAACCGGCAATCTAAAATGTGCCCTGTTCGCCGACAATGCTGGCCAGCCTGGAACTCTGATCCAGGCGGCAACAGCGCCGGTGACCGCGCCATCGTCAGGGGCCACGTTTACTTTCTCACCGGCTGTAACGGTGACCGTGGGTGTGCAATATTGGGTCGCGTTCTGCGTCAGTTCGACTGGCGGTTCGGCGGCAGGAGGGCTGCCGGCCACCGGTTATTTCAGCGATGCGACGCCCTACGCGAGCTGGCCTCCCACGACTCCGGTTACCCTCACCAGCGGCAGCGCCCAGACTATCGCTTCCACGCTCGTCCTGGTTCCAGCGGCCAATGCCGCGTTCGTCAACGAGCCACAGCAAGATGCTCTCACGAGCTACCTCTACGACTCTAACGTAGGAGACAATGACCTTTACGGTATCCCTGCCCTCCTCCCTCAGCCGGTCGGGGTCATCGCCGTCACCACTCGCGCCTTCATGCAGCGGGCTGATGCCGGGTCCCGCACGGCGGCGGTGCAGGTCAAGTCGGGTGGCACGGTCGCACAATCGCCGCCGATCACGCCAAACGCCGCCAGCTGGTCCTGGGTCTCCCGCACCGATCTCGTCGACCCGCACACGGGCGTAACGTGGACGCGCGACGCAGTCGACGCCATCCAGGTCGGTCCGGTCCTAGTAAGCTGATGCGATGTCCGATGATCCCGCCACCAGAGACAGCGTCCAGCCGCTAACGACCACAGTCAACGTCACACAAGTTGCGTTGGAGCAGTGGGCGACGCCCGCTCCGTCGAACGCGCAGGTCACCCAGGTGGGTGCGGAACAATGGGGACCGGTCATCCCGCCGCAGCTCTGGGTCACCCAGGTTGGCGTCGAGGAATGGCGGACCGTCGCCTACATCCTGCCGGCTGCTGGCCAGATGGACGGCCACGCCGACGTGAACGCGCGCGGCAGCATCATAAAGTTCGCCGCGGGCCAGATGAACGGCGTCGCCTCCATGGCTGCCGTCGGCTCCCGTCGGTTCGTCGGCGTGGCTCAGATGGACGGCCATGCCGACGTGCTCGGCGATACCCTGGCCGTGACCCATGCCGCGGCTCGCCTGGACGGCTTCGCGTCCATGGCTGCCGGTGGCGGCACGGTGGTTAACGGCGCGGCCCAGATGGACGGCACCTCCTCGTTCATCGCGATCACCGAAGCCGGTGCCGCGATGGGCCAGATGGACGGCTGGGCGGACATGGTGGCGATCTCCTACACGCCGCCGGTCATACCGATGACCGACCGGTTGCAGGACGGTGTTGTTTTCGCCCACCAGCCCAGGCCGGCTGCGCGGATGACTTACCACCTTTACTTAGCTCACAACATGCGCCTCACGCCGACCCAGCGGATCGTGTTCCGGATGCGGGTGGTGCTGCGTGACGCCGGCCTCACCATGAGCGCTGCGCTCAGGTGGAAATGGGTGATGCGGGCGAAGGATTCCTTCAGCTTCCATCTCAGCTCGGCAACGCACACGAACTATCATTACGAGCTGATCACGCCGATCCGTGTGCGCCCGACACTGGCACCCGCTTGGAATGCGCTCCTCAGCCTGATCGAGAGCTTCCACCTATCCCAGGCACTGAGCCCCAAGTTCATCTGGGGTCGGGCGATAAAAGAGATCATCAAGGTCTCTCCTATCGTAATCGCTGGCGGAGTCTACCACAGGGCTCTGGCGCAGCTGTTCAAGCTCAGCGAAGCGTTCCAGGTCCGGCGCGCGCTTACTCTGAGCGAGCATATCACTTTGTCTTCATCGAGCTTCATGGCGTATAGCTTGAAGCTGCTGCAAAAGGCGCTGGTGGCGAGCGCGGCATCGCCTACGCTCAACTACCACCTGTCACTTGTCGGGCGCATCGTTCTCGACGACATTATCGGCCACTACCACTTCGCCGCGATGCTGCTGGCAGATATGGTCACGGTGCATGATGCCGTGAGCCGACAGTATTTCGCCGTCGGCAACATGGCCGAGCTGATCGCGCTTTCTCCGAAGCTCACCAACACGCTCACCTTGCAGCTTGTCGGCAACATCCAGGTCAGCTCCGAGCAGCTGCTCCAGCTGCTCTACCAGGGTGATGAGCTGCTCGACGGCGTGATCATCAACGCGCTCTACATCAGCCCGTCTGGAACCACAACAACCTGGGCGGTGAACACCAGGACCAACGCGGTTACCGAATACATGAACTATGATTTCCGGTCGTTCACCAAGATGGGTGACCGCTACATCGCGGCCGACGAAGACGGGCTCTACGAGCTGGATGGCGACACTGACGATGGCGCGTCGATCATTGCCGAGCTGATGAGCGGCTACCTCCAGCTCAACGATAAGAAGCTGTTCGGCATCAAGGGTGCTTATGTCGCGATCCGCGGTGGCGGCCGGTTCTACCTCAAGCTGGTTTCCGGCGACGGGCGCGAATATGTCTACGAGCTGCGAGCGCAGCCGAACTTGATGACGACCAAGGTTCGGATCGGCAAGGGAATCAGCACGACCTACATCGCGTTCGATCTGATAACTGAGGGGCAGGACTTTGATCTTGACTCGATCGAGTTTGTTCCGATGACGAGAGGACGGAGAGTGTGATGGCAAATCTTAGTTTGGTGTTCCTTGTGTTCGGCTTTGTCTGCGCAGTGCTGGCAACGGTCATCGGCACGCAGCAGGGTCGATTCCATCTCGGCTGGGCGGCGATCTCGTTCTGGCTGGCGGCAGAAATCTTCGGCGGCGTCGGGCGTCTGTTCGGCACCCACTAGGTGTTACATAATGTAACACCATGCCGGAGAAACCGCCCTCATGGAGTCCGTTCGGCGAGGTCGGTCAGGTTCCGATCGCGGTCAGCCAGGACGTCAATACGGCCGGCGTGGACCCAAGCTCCGGACAGAATGCCCATGCGCTGGCGCAGCAGATCGTCAGGCAGCAGCTACCGGTCATCTTTCGGTTCGTCGCGAACCAGCGTCAGCAGATCGAACTCAGCGGGCGGGATATCCGCAAAGCCACGCTCCCGCTGGAAGACCTGGATGTTTACTACAGTTACATCCAGGGACTGGAGCGAATGCACTTTCACGTCAGCCCGCGGGCTGAGCCGCCGATACCGCCAGGGGAACAGTTTCTATTAGAGGAGCCGACGTTCCCCGAGGTGCCGAAGCCGCCAGAGGTTCCTGAGTTCGAGCTGCCCCAGGTGCCCGAGGCGAAGATACCAGAGGCGAAAATCCCCGAACTGGAAAAGCCGCTCGAGAAACCGAAGGAGGAGCAGCCAGAGGAGGAGGTCGAGAAGAAAGCATTCGGCCACCCCAACTTCCTGACGATCGATGTGCCGTATGGTCTAGCAGTTGAATTCGGTGATGGAGCTGGTGATCCCTGATGGCTTGTGCTGGTTGCAAAGAACGTAGCGAGCTGTTCAAGAGAGCACGCGAAGCTTACCAACGTGGTGATATATTAGAAGCCAAGCGGCTTCTCAAGGAGATGTTCGGAACTGCGGTGAGAGACGTCGACACGCACATCTCGATGGTCATCCACGGCATGCTGTCGCACAAACCCAAGTAACCGCCATGAGCTATCTGACCACGCCAAACCTTCCAGAGTTTAGTAAGTGCGTCATCTCGTTCTGGGTCCGGGTGCCGCAGGCGGCGATGGATGCCGCTCAGCAGGAACAGGATGATTTTGATAATCAAGATGATCCGGGTGATCCGCCGCCGCTGTTGGGGCTTGTGCCGTTTCTTGTTTTTGGGCAGGAGGGCACGGGTCCATCCTCGTCTGAGCCGCAGAATTCATTTACGTCGCACACAGAAAGTACGACCTTTCATACGTGTGGCATGCACGTTACCTATGGAGGCAGTTTTCCTACAGCTACCGTGAACTGGTATCCGGAATGCTTTTCAGGTGGTTACACAGAAGAGTGGTTCAGCACCACGGTCAGCTACTCGACTACACCCGGCAAGCCCACGAACCCTTCGTATATCGCAGTTGATGGAGGCGGAAACCTGCAATGTAATTTTGAATCTACCCAGCTAGGAGATTTCTCGGGAAACTGTGGTCTGCTGTCGGCCGAGGGTGCGCACATCACAGGTGGTCATCTTGAGGAATGTTGCACCTATGAATTCCTGAGTGGCTGCGACGCTGGAGGGGACAGCTACACAGCACCGGGCACCGATTTTTGCAGCATAATGCTGTACGTCTTTTGGGTGCTCACGTATCGGTTACTCACCGCGGTCGCCGCCAACTGCATATTCGATGGCAGCAGCGGCCACGAGCATGTCGACGGAAAACTTACCTCCGGGCCGATTCCTGGCGACATGGGCACGGGCGCACTCAACTTCGGTCCACAGGGTGCACCATTATCTGGCGATACGTGGCATCACGTCATGGTCTCTGTCGACATGAGCAGCGGATGCGCGTCGAGCGGAAGTGGTGGCATTAGCCAATCGTGCACCGCCTATGTCGCTATTGACGATGTGGATTACAAGACGGGCATCTATCCTCTTGAGGACACCAATCAGGTCGTCACGGCTGGTTGCTCAGTTGCAGCCGCCACGGAGGGAGGAGGAGATTGCCCACCAGGGAGCTACTCGATCGGCAGCATGACTGTGCCTTCCGCCCCGGTAGGTATCCCATGCGTGGAAAAATACGTAGGCCACATTCGTAAGATCGAGATGGCTGAGCTGCTGTTCTTCACCGACGTCGTGCTCGATACTAGCCAGGAGGAAAACCGCCGGCTGTTCATCACCGCGCCGGGCAAGGATGGGAAACAGATTCCGACTAACCCGTCGCCGGTCTATGTGCCGACCACCAAGACCGCCGTCGGCGATCCCCCTATCTGGGACTGGAGCACCGGCCCTGACACGCCGGCTTTCGTGCCACCATTGTCATCACTTGATCCGACCCACAAGGAAAGCGGGAACAAGCAGTTGGGCACGCCAGAGATTGGCTTCGCAGCATCCAGCATACCATGGCAATCGCCGATGAACCTAGGGAAGCTCAAGGGCGATGTTGTCAAAACGGGGCGGATCAAGGCATATTTCCCGGACCCGAGCATCGGCGGCGACGCGCCTGCTGGAGGCTAGCTCATGCCCTACATACCACCGCAGGTCTGGGGCGATCCATCGTATATGTTCGGTGTGTCCCAGGAGCTGGTGAACCTAGCCCAGGACTACATTGCCGCGCTTGAGGCGCAGGCTAGCGAGCTCGTGCCGCCGGTGATCAACGTGAATTTCCCGACGGTCAGCGCGCCACCCATTCCGGGGCAGGCGACGACGCCAACCTTGGAGCAGGTGACCTGGACCGTTCCGGGTCAGCCGCCGCCCTTCAACGGGAACGTGGACGTCTCCGGCTTGATCATCCCACCTTTCACGGGTGTCCCGCCGGTCCTGAATTTTGGCACCGCACCGCCGCCGTTCTCCGGCGCGGAGCCCGACGCGCCGGTCACCAATCTCGATTTCACCTACCCAACGGTCTCGGTGACGCTGCCGGAACCGCCGGCGTTGATGTCGATCGACGACGTAAATTTCCCGAAGATCGTCATTCCTTCGTTCGACGCGCAAGTGCCGGGGTTCACTGCTCAGCCTCCGCCGCCGTTCAACTACACGCCGGGCTCGCTCTACACCTCGCAGCTGCTGACCGACCTGCAGAACGAACTCGACCTCGCGATCACCACCGGTGAATACACGACGCTCAACAAGGCGGTCCAGCAGGCGCTGTGGGACGCCGGCCGCGAGCGCGAGTATCGCCAGCAGGCGGCGGCGCTCGCCGAGCTGAACCGCATGGAAGCGTTGGGCTATGCATTCCCGCCCGGTGTCTTTGTCGACGCCCGGATTAAAATACAGACTGAAACAAATTATACGATCGACGGCCTGTCGCGCGAGATCATGACCAAGCAGGCCGAGCTGCAGCTGGAGAACATCTCCAAGGCTCGCGAGGAAGCTGTCAAGCTGGAATACCGGCTGATTCAATATGCCAATGAAACCGCGCAGCTCACGTTCGAGGCCGCCAAGTATGCGACCGAGGCCGGCATCGCGGTCTACAATGCAGCAGTGCAGGCATATACTGCTTCGCTGGAGGGCTACAAAACTCAGGCGCTGGTCTACGACACCCAAATCAAGGGGCTCATAGCGCAGGTTCAGGTGACCCAGGCGCAGGTCGAATACGAGAAAACCAAGGCCGAGATCAACACCGCGCTGGTTCACCAATACGAGGTCGAGGTCCAGGCTGCCGAGGCAGTGCTGCAAATCTACAAGACCCAGGTCGAGATCATTCAGACCCAAGCCAACATCGAGAAGATCAAGGTCGAAATCTACAGCGCAGAAATCCAGGCATTCGTCGCGCGGGTCAATGCTTACACCGCTGAGGTCGAAGGCTACAAGGCGAGCATCGAGGCGCAGGCCACGATCGAACAAGCCTTCAAGACCGAGGTCGATGCCTACACCGCCGAGGTTAACGCCAACGTGGCGCAGATCAACGCGCGTGTTGCTGTGTTCCATTCTCAGGTGGAAGCCTATCAGGCGCAGCTCGCCGGCTACGACGCCGCCATTAAGGGCATGGTCGGTGAGGCTCAGGCCGCCAGCATGTTCAACACCGCAACGGCGGAGGTGTTCAAGGCGCAGGTCGCCGCGATCCAGAGCTACAATCAGGTGCTCACTTCGCAGTGGGAGGCGGTCATCAACGAGAACGTCCAGGTCGCGCAGATCGCGATCCAGGCTGCGAAAGCCAACGGCGATCTCTACGTCTCCGCACGAGGTCTATCGCTCGATGCATCCAAGGTGGGGGCGCAGGTCTGTGCTCAACTCGGGGCTGCGGCGCTCGGTGCGATCAGCTGGCACAACAGCTCGCAGTGGTCTTCGAACATGCAGTCGAGCGACAGCGAGAACTTCAACACCAACACAAGCGACAACACGAACTGGAACACCAGCACGAGCACGAGCTACAGCGACAGCAATAGCACGAGCAACAGCACGTCCGACAACATGAACACCAACATGAGCACCATCGACAGCACAAGCGACTCGACGAGCGACAGTACAAGCGACAGCACAAGCGACAGCACGAGCGATAGCACTAGCGACAGCACGAGCGATTCGACTAGCGATTCGACGTCGGATAGCACGAGCGACAGCACCAGCGACTCGACGTCGGACAGCACGAGCGACTCGACGTCGGACAGCACGAGCGACTCGACCAGCTCGATCGACGAGACCATCACCTCGACGTCGGACAACACCAACACGAATTACAATCAAAGTGCGTAGGAGCAACGACGATGCCCGCACCTCCGGATATGGCCTACTGGATGGGTCAGAAATACGCGATCCTCGGCAAGCAGGCTGAGGGCGAGTATCAACGAAACATCGCCGATGCCTACAGGACCCGCGAGGAGGGCGGTCAGGTTGCGCCGAACGCCGCGTCTCTACGTGAGCTGCAGGCGGCCACCGGGTTCAACCAGCGTGGCGAGGGTCAGCTCCGCGTCGAGCAGGCGGCCACCGAGAAGGCCAACCGGTATCTGCCTCCTGAAGCCTGGGGCGCGATCCACGATCGGATGACCCAAGGCGGCTACATGCAGGGCGCGCCGCAAGCGGCAGCGCCGCCGCCGTTGCCCGCGCCAGGGGCGAGCATTCCGGCACCAGCGACTGAGGCAGCCATCCCACCCATGCCAGTGGCACCCGCATGGTCGACGATGCCCTCACTGCGGGATCAGCTGAATCAGATCGCGCCAGCACCAGTCGAGACAGCACCTCCGCCAATCGTGTCACCCGCCGCAACCATCGACCAGACCGACCAGCGGCCCGCGTCCCGTTCGGCGCTCCCGCCATTGGCGCTGCCGGACCTGACGCGACCGCTGTCGTCGGCGGCGGACCTGACCACTGGAGCACAGTCGCTGCTCAATGCTGCGACACCGACGCTGAAGGCGAAAAAGGCCGGACAGGCAGGCTCGACCGTGAGCGGTTTCAAGCGCGGGTCCGCTAACGTTGGCGGCGGCAAGGCCGCGGCCAAGAGCGGCGGCAAGGGTGGTAAAGGCGCGGGTGGCGGTGGCGGCGGACTGGAATCCATCCTGCCGACCCTCATGGCCGCTGCGCAGGGCCCAGGAGGCCCAGGAGTGGCTCCAGGGCCCGGGGCAGGGGCGGCAGGCCCAGGAGCGGCTGACGCCCTCCCACAGGCTCCTGCGAGCGGTGTAGCGGCAGCCCCAGGCTTTGCTAGGGGCGCGGTCAACGTGCGGCATTACGCCGACGGCACCAGCGATGTGAGCATCGGCGGCCTGGGTGACAGCAGCTCGATGGGCTTCCAGGGTGCCGGTTCGCAGCCGGCGGCTCCGAGCGGTGGTGGCGTGACCGCTGGCTCACCGGCTCCGGCGAACCCGGTCATCAACACGCCCACTCCCGCGACCCCGTTACCGGTGTCTGCCAGCCCCGCAGTAGGGGTGCCGACGAGTCGGACTCCGGGTGTCCCGAACCCGGTTCGCATTCCGGGGTTCGCCGAAGGCACCGCCAATGTGCCGATAATGCAGCCGACCTACACGCCCAGTCCTTTCCTCCAGGCCCTTTCCAGCTTCGTCAACACGGTGAGCCCGACCCGGCCGATGGCACCCCTGACCGGGCCGGTCGCCATCCGTGGCGCGACGGGCCTGACCAGGGTGCTCCCTAATCCGGGGTACCCTTTTGGGGCGGGCTACCTCTTTGGGGCAACTGCGGTGCCAGGACAGGGCTCGGGGACGGTCGACAAGGTGCCGGCGATGCTGGCTCCGCACGAGGCGGTGCTCAACAAGGCAGCCGCCGACAAGCTCGGGCGCGGCAAGATCGCGGCGCTCAATGCTCAGGGCGCGAAGCAGATGGGGCTCAGCCGTGGCGCGCCCAGATGACGAGGACGAGAACGAGCAGGATGGCTATGACGTGAGGGCTTCAAGGTCGTGCCGGTGGAGTCTTGAGTTCGACAATCTTCCTGGACTCGTCGGGCGTGCTCGGCACCGCAATCACCGACGTCGCCTTGACCGAGATGGCGAAGCAGGCGACCGGGTTGCTGAAAGTTCCTTGCTCCGCCCGCATGCGCCGCCGGATCGCCTTGTGAATAATCGGTCCGTTGGTTGCGAGGCGCTGTAGGATGCCACTGTAATCGTAGTGATGCGCGATGCAATACTCGATGAACGGCACGCTGCGCGCATACAGTATCCCCTTGGCGATCTCATAGCGCGCCTTGCACTCGACGTACGGCGGCGTGTAGAGCACCTCGGTTTCGTTCCGCATGTTCTTGTTGATGCGGCAGATGTTCGGATTAATCGCCTCCAGGTATTCATTGAGGATCGCTTCTGGAGATTGATGCTCGCGCTCGATTGCGACGATGCCCCGCATAGCTGGAATCTGCACGTTGATCAGCCAGTCCCGCATGACCTTGTAGCTGAACCTGAAATAGCCCAGCTTGTTGCCTAGCTTGATCCCGAGCAGAGCCGTGGCGGCGGCTGCCGTCATGAAGCGCTCTTCTTGAGTGGCGTTGATATCGGCTTCCAACTGCCGCAGGATTTCCAGGAACTTTTCGCGGATCACTTTGGTGTATGGCAAACATCGGCGCAGCATGTCTTCACCGATCCAACCATAATTTACATTAAGCTGTGCGATGACATCATCGGCTTCAGTCTTAGAGCGCGCATCGTTCTGTTCCACCTTGATCTCAAAGATGCGCATGATGCTGGCTTGGCCGGTAGGGCTGTTGGTGGTGACGGTCTGCACCAGTGAGCTGTTTGAGGTGCAGATGGTCAGGTTCGACTTGTGACCGCCGCGCGTCTGGCGAAACTCACCGGTGGCTTTCAGGCGGCTACGTGATCCCGCCTGCGTGGCAGAGAGCACGATCTCACGCATCACCTCCGGCTCTAAGAGTGTGATCTCGTCAACCACGAACGGCAGGTTACGCAGGACCGCACCGCGCTCCTGGCGCGCCTTGTCGGTAGCGTTCGATCGTGTTCCACTGATGCCAAACAGTTCGGGGTGGCCCCACAAGCTGGCGGCAAAGAACGCACCGGTGCTCTTTGACGAGCCGGTGTCTCCGGTCAGGCAGATCAGCATGCCGTGCTGGTTCGAGAATCGAAAGAACGGCGTCGCCAGTGACGCAGCGATAGTGAACTGCTGCGCTATATATCCCGGCTTGTTGTAGAATTCCATCAGTGCGATCTGCTGCGCCAAGCTGCCCTCGCGGCTCATGCCTTCGAGTTGCGTGTTCCTGGTCATGACGCAGGGGATAACCGAGCCGTCCACGACTGAAATCCTCCGACCGTAGAGGATGAAATATTTCGGATCGCCAAGCTCGATCGGCGTGTTGATATCGGCCAGCTTCGGCTGCTTGGTCTCCCACCCAACGTAGTCATACTGCTTAAGGGAATCCTGGTGCTTGTGCAGCTCCTTGAGGTAGGCCAGCATATATCCGTGCATATGCTTGACGTGCTTTGGGCTCACGACAACGTCTTTATCCCGCAGTGCCGATGCCAAGTTCTTTAACTCCAGCTCGTCGTTCATGACCTCGATCTGCACCCAGTCCTCGCGCCGCGGCTTGACCATCCAGAGCGAGAGGCAAGATTCGTTCGAGGTTGCCGTGACCCAATGTATTGGGAACATGGGCCACTCACAAATCAAACCAGCCTTTTTCTCCTTGACCCCACGGGTCATATCCAGAACGTAGGGCGGCGGCGGATCGCATGGCGGCGTGAGTGTCGTCGATCCATTCTGCGGTTGGTGCTTCTGTTCGTAGACCTTGTTGGCGATCAGGATCGGGTTCTTCGCCAGATCGGCGAACGGGCAGCGCGCGCAGATCGCTGGGTCGCCACTGTTTTTGTCGATCTTCTCGCAGCCCGGTGGTGGCAGGGTCCAGGCATCGAGCTTAGCCTGTGTCTCTTCCTTAGTGTAGCCGGGATAACCGCTCGACCACTCATGGGCTTTATCCTGCCCATTGTCGCAGTGCTTGATGGTGCCGATGCCGGCGTGCCACGCCGGCTCGAGGATGTTCCCCCGGCTGTCGCGAAACGTCCGCATGTGCTCGCAGACGTCAGCGACCTCGTCGGCCGGCGGGTGGCGACCGTCCCATGCCACGCCCATCCCGTTACCACGAGCCGCGCCGTTTCCTTTCGGGAACGAGTTAGCGGCGCTGGGGGTGTAGTTCGCGGTCAGAGCGTTGAGCCTGATCAGGAACTCCGGGCCCACCGTGCCCGCGGCGAGCATCTCTACCCGGCGCGGGTGCTTGGGGTCCTTGAGGTTGAACGCACCAGGGACGCGCAGCACGGAGCTTTGGTCGGTGGTGCGAGACGGGTCGACGTGCAGCCCGTGCTGCTGGGCCAGCCAGAACAGTCGCTCGGCCGGCTCGCGCCATGCCACGGACTCCATGGGCGCGTCGATTATCCAGTAAACATGAATACCATATCCCGAGCTGACGACGAACGGATTCGGCAAGGAGGTTGCGAACAAAAATTGTTCTAGTGCACTGAGTATCTCGTCCTGGGTGGTGTAGTGTTTGTTCTCTCCCGTCCCCGCATCGATGTCGAAGAAGAAGGCAAGCACCTCCTTCATGTTCTCGTGGGTCCGATAGGTCTGGAGTTTCCCAGTCTCCGGGTTCAGCTCGCGCCTGACCTTCAGGGTATGCGGCGCAAAATATAAATCCTTCGATGATTTGAATCGCAGGATGAAGGTCATCACATCGTCAATCGAATCGAACGCGCGATGCGAGTAGACCTTCTTACCATCGGGAGTTACCCACGGGGTGGCGATGCAGTATGGTCCCTTGGCGGGCCATACGGCGGTTAAAAATTGCCTAGTATTCATAGTTCTTCGCCATGCTCCCGATCGATCAGCATGGCTTTGAAAAGAATGAGATACACGATGAGGTCATCGCACCGACCTGCGAGCGTTTCCATCCTCGGGCGCGTCGTGCCGGTGACGAGATCGCGGACGTATTGACCGATGGCGTCCCAGTGCTTGCCGGCGTAGACGCGCCAGATCACCTCCATCGGGAGGTCGAGGTCAAGTCCATTGCGACGAAAGTTGGCGAGGCGATCGTGGTCCCCGGCATACTCGCCACCCTTCTTGGTTCCCAGCTCGGTGACGTGTTCCCAGGTTTCAGTGAGCAGCTTGCTATAAGTCTCTTGATCAATCATGATGATGGCCTCGAAGCTCGTTAGGGAATGACAACGAGTTGCTCTAGACGCTAGCACCGGCCGGTCGTTGACGCGACCGGCCGGTGCATTTTACTACCAGGAAAACGAAGCCTTATTCGTCGTCCCAGTCCTTCAGGATGTTGTCGAGCGCCGATGATCCTGCAGCAACAGGAGCGGGTGTAGGCGCAGCCGCAGCAAGTGCGGTCTGCACAAGGTCCTCGTCTTCATCGTCCTCCAGCACGGCGTTCTTGCGCGCGGCCGCTGCGGCCTCTGCAGCTGCAGCTTTGCGCTGAGCCGCCGTCTGCTTACCGTTGGCCTTCGCAGGCGCGGCTGCAGCGGAAGCCGGTGCCGGAGCCGGTGCCGGCGTGGGTGCAGGTGCTGGCGTGGGTACAGGTACCGGTGCCGGCGTGATCTGCACGAGGTCCTCGTCGTCCTCAAGCTCGTCCGCCTCGGTGACACCCGGCGGACGCGCATTGTCGAAGCTCGAGTAATCAGTCTTCAACAGGTCGTCGAGGTCACCCGACTCGGCGATCTTCTCGCACACCGACGCTTCGTCCTCGGTCAACCATCGACCCGGGCTGAACCACAGCTTCGGGTAAGTCTTGGTGTTGTCGAAGCGAATCTTGGTGGTGAGCGAGTAGGTGAACGGCACGTTCTTCGACTTGAGAAAGTTCAGATAGTTCGAGAATGCGAACATTCCCTTCGCCTGCGCTTCCTTGTTCAAGCCGTCAAAGTCCGACGTCTGCGGAATCTTCAACCGCAGCACCGGTGCCGCACTGAGATCGCGCGCCCGCGGGATCACCGCGAGGTGACGATGTACAGAGCACGCCGCCGCCGGCTTGCCCTGGTCGGTCTGCCGCGAGCCCTTGATCGCCTGCGGGCAGACGTTGCACTTTTCCGACTGCCGCTCGGTCGAGGCGGGGCTGCTGGTGACACCATCGTTGCTCCAGCAGACCGGTGCCGCTTCGGCGTTCTGGTCGTAGGTGCGCCCGCCGTAATAGGCGCGCCCACGGTTCTCGTTGTAAGCGATGATCACAACGTCAACCGTCTGGATCAGCTCCTCCTCGCCATCGCTGTTGGTGCGCACCAGCGGCTTCTTGGTGCCGTCGAGCACCACCGTCCACACCTTGCCGGGGAACGTCAGTGCGTTCACCTGCGTCCGTGTGACGATGTTGGTAGTGCCGCTCGCCTGCGCCGCCTTAACGTGGGCGGGCACCGCGATCGGATCGAAGATAGCCAGAGGGCTATTCGGATTCGTAGCCATGTTAAAGAACCTCGTTCAGTTGCTCTGTTCCGGAGTGAGAGTAAGCTCCTGGCTGGAACGGGTCCAGGAGCTTAACGGTGTTACATGATGTAACACTATTTACGTCGAACGGTGACGGTGAACTCTCGCGTCACCGAGATACCTGGAGGTAACTCGTCATTGTTTGTTTCCATGTATTCGGTGATGAACGATTTCTTGACGCGCCTTTCGAGCGCATCGACCGCCTCGTTCTCGATGATCCAGGTGCCGAATGCATCCCAGTCGCCGCAGCTCGGCTTGACATCGATCGACCGATAGATCGTGCCGTGTGTGGTGCGCGCGCTCTCGACGCCCAGTTCCTGCAGCGTCGCCAGCAAGAACCCGTTAATGGTTTCGAGCTGGTCCTTCAACTTCTGATCTTCGGCTTCGTAGGCTCGGCGCAACTCAGCTCTCGTATCCCGTATTTTTACATACGTAGCTGCCACCTTGTCGAGCTTCTTATCTTGCTCAGTCATTGGCTTCACTTTCAGTTGGAGTTTGTCAGTCAGTATGTGGTCAGTCACTGGATAAGCCTTTCGTAGAGTCGGAGAATGTTCTCCTGGTTAAGCCCACGATTATCAAGCAGCGAATATATGTCCCACTCGAATGAATGGGCCGCGAGGCGGACCACTGTCATCTTGCGGGTTTGCCCTGCTCGATTGAAACGCTCGACGACCTGGGCGTAATCGTCGTGCGAGTAGATCGGTGCATAGAACACGGTGGTGTCGGCTTCCGTCAGGTTGAGCCCGTGTGCCATGACCTTGGGGTGGCACAGCAGCACGTGCGGGTCCTGACCGTTCTTGAAATTCCAAATGATTCGATTACGCTCCTTGAGGCTGACATCCCCGTTGAGAATTGCAACGCTGTAGTGCTTCGCTACCTCCGGCTCCAGCGCGCGGATGATCCCCTTGAACGGGACTACCACGATCACCTTGGCCGCGGCTTGACTGATCACAGCGAGTAACTCCTTGAGCCGGGTCGAATGGTCAATGGTCTCGTAGGTATCATCCCCGTTCTTCACCGAGCCGCAGCATATCTGCCGCAGTTTCAGCAGCGCATCGGCCGCATTGATCGCCGTAATAACCGTTGTCTTGTGCTGCAGGATCATGAAATCCCGCATGCGCTTAAAGTGCGTCACCTGCTCCGGCGTGAGCTGAGTCTGGTGGTTGGTGATCGTTATCGGTGGCAGCGTCATGCAGTCCTTCTTCTTCACACGCCACGCCGGCTGCAGCATATTGAACACGATCTCTTCGGCACCCTTCACCGGACGCCACTTGTATTGCGAAACCTGATGCATCGTCTTGCGTTGGAACGTCCCGAACCACTGCGGCACCCGCTGCGGGCAGATGATCCGCGCCAGCGCCCACGCATCGGTCGGCGCGTTGGGACACGGCGTACCCGTCAGGAACCAGATCCGTTTCTTTTTCTCCATTGCCCATGCCAGAAACTTGTAGCTGATGTTCCGATGGTTGCGAAAGAAGCTCGCCTCGTCGAGAATGATCAGGTCGATATCCCCACGCCTACGGACGATCGTGGCAACTTCCTTGTGCGCGATCATGTCGTGGTTCGCGATATAGAAATCGACATCCATCCCTAACGCATTGGTGCGGAACTCGCGGTCACCGTGAGTGACCACGCACGAGCGGTGCATCAGAACATCGAAAATATCTTGCTGCCAGATAGTTTCAATTATGCTCAGCGGCGCGAGGATCAGCGCCTTGTGCACCTCGCCGATCGACATGAGGTAGTCCGCGGCCCACAGCGCGGCGAAGCTCTTGCCAACTCCCATCTCCGACAAATTCAGGTTCTTGGCGTTGCGAACATGAAAGTCCGCCATCGGTCGTTGATGGTCGAACGGTTTGTATTTGCCCGGCCAGCCATACTGATAAAGGATCGGCGATGTTACATGATGTAACCCCATCGCGTTGAGCACGATGGTGGTCTCCAGCGTGTGCTTGATCTGGACGTTGCCCTCGGCCGCGTTGATCGGCCGGCTTAATCCCGGGAAGGCAGCGAGCACTCGTGCAGGGTCGCGTAGCTTAAGCACGATGCTCTTAGTTGGTTGGTGAATGATCATGGTAAGTAACTCTTCTTTTAGTGTCTATAAGTATACCAAATAACTAGCAAAAAGTCAAGATTTTTCGCTAGGATTTGGCGATTTTCACGTCGATGATTGGGTTCTGATTCATCCACTTTAAGAACGGCTGCATCATCGGAATCAGGTCCACGCTATCATCCTCTATGCTAGTGAGCAGCTTGTGCAGCCCACCAATGTTGGTCTCGTCCACCACGAGCGCGTAGTGCCCAGCGTTGTGAATGGCAGTGAGAAACTTGAACTGCTGCGCCGTCACCACGTCGTCATACTTGGTCTCGATCGCCACGAGCAACCTCGGCTTCTTTATGCATAGAAAATCACTGATGCCGTTGGTGCCGTAGACACTGGCGGCCGGCATCCAGGAGTCCCACTTGGCGGCTTCGAGAATCTTCTTGACCTCCTTCTTGATCCACCATTCAGTCGCCTCGTTACCCTTTGGCCTTCTCATCGTCTGGATTTCCTTAGTACCTGTTCGTAGGTCATCACGCGATTGCGTCCATGAATAATACTCAGGTGAAAACTACCCCTGGCGATAAGCTGGATTATCGTTTTGGTCGCCAATATTTACAGCCAACTACAGGACACCAACCACCACATAGACCTGATGGGCGCACCTGCCAGATGCCCGTACGAAACGCATCTCGGTATTGCCGGAGATCGCCGGCCAGCTCCTTCCATAGTTGGTTAGCTTGCTCACGCTTCCAGGTCTTGCGCGTCGTCGTGCGGTTCTTAGTCCAGTAGAACATCACCTCGATTTCATCGACGTAGCTAAACTCCTGGAATGTCCACAGCGCATAGATGACCAGCTGGTTGAATTTCTGGTGTGGCTTCCCGGTCTTATGATCCACGATCGTCGCGTGCCGCTCCCGCGCATCGACGCGCAAGTAGTCGATGATCATGCGGCACCACACATCCTTGTCACTCCACTCGCAGCTCTCCGCGGTCTTCGCCAGCGCCGCCTTGTGCTCGACAAATGCCCAGCCTTCCTGCGCAGCCAGCTCCTGCATGAAAGGCTCGTGCGCCTTCAAGTCCGGTGGCAGCGGCTGGCGTATCGGCCGCAGACGATTCGCGAATGCCTCATGCACATACTCGCCGTAGACCTGCTCGTCCGACCGCTCCTCAGGCGGCAGGTCCTTGAGCACGTAGCGGTGCTCATACTGCGAGGGGCAATTCTTGAAAGTTTCGAGTGCACTTGGAGACCATGGTAGTGGGCGCATCAGGACCTCCTAGCTTGCTCCACAGCTCGCACGAGATAAGCCGAGTGATCGACGAAGCCCTTACTGGCGTCACCGCGCTCATGCTGGACGCGCCACCAGCGCTTGCCGTCGCAGGCTCGGCAGACCCAATGCTCGCGCTCCTCCACCGGCATAGTCAGTGCCGGGGTCCAATCGGCCTCGGTCGGTGTCCAGTCGTGGACGCAGCCCGCGATCCGCATATAGGTGCGGGCGGTCTCGTCATGGCAGTAGTGACCGCGCACCCGATGACGCCGCCGCAGGTCGCCGACTCCCTCGCCGGCCGCCAGCCGGACCAGCTGGGACTTGGCGTCGAGCGCCATCGTCACGGTGTTGTGCTCCAGGAAGGGGCGCGGCTTGTTGCCGACCCAGCCGCGGGTGCTGGGCACCCGGAGGTATTGGGTCACGCGCGGCTGGTTGAGCATCAGCAGGAACCCGACGACGTTGCGGAAATCGCCGGCGGCCCCGTGGTAGACATTAGGGCCGAAATGGCTGCCCAGCAGTTCGACCATCGACGTGTCGCGCAGGGCCCGCAGGTAGCCGGGGTTGCGCTGACGCAGCTGCTCGGAGACCGAACCCCACATCCAGCGGTCGATTCCAGTACGCGAGACGCCGAGCTTCTCGGCGAAGCGCAGCTGGTCGGCGAGCGGCCATTCGGTGTGGAGATGGTAGACCAGCGGCAGCATCCCGATGGTGCCGTTGAAGGACCGCATGAAGACGTTGACGCTGCCGTGGTCGACCAGCAGCCCGACCTCCTTATCGCGGCTCAGATCGGCGGTCGCTGCCGGCTGATTGGTCACGGTGCGCCAGACCGCCTCGGCATCGTATTCGATCCAGCAGCGCTCGAACGGTGCGCGGGCAAACTGCATCTGCTCGACGATCAGGTCCGGTATATCGCGCAGGACCTCACCGACCCGGATTGAGGCAGCGATGTCGAAGATGATTTTCTCCGAGGCCCGCACCCTGGCTTGCAGGGTGCGGAGCATCGGCACGATCCGCGGCACGTCGGGCCGTATTATTTTGTTCGGGTTGGCGATGATGAACCAGTCGGCGAGGATCGGCTGCTCGCGCTTGGCTGTCATCGGAACCACGTCAGCGGCAGGTTTGTTCTTTATCATGTTAATTTAGTTCCTAATTTTCTCACGATCTGATTAGCACGGATCGCTTGGCTTGCAGCGTCAGCGAGCGCCGTATGCTGCGTGCCGAGATACTGTAGGTTCTCATCGGTGACCATACTGCGCAGTGTGCGGAAGCATCGGTTATGCCGGAAGCTCCAGGGTACGTCGCGCTTCATCATCTCGTAGGCTTGACGCAGCAGCGCATTGTCAAAGTCGCTGCCGTTGCCCCACACGCGCACATCTTCACCATGCGTGTTTAGCCAATCGGTAAAGCCATCGAGCGCCGCGGCCAGCGGCAGCTTAGGCATCTTCAACCACGCCGCCCTGGCCGGCTCGCGCTCGGGATCGATCCACCACATGATGGTCGCGGGATCGATGCGAGCTTGGTAGCTCGTCGGATCGATCGCGACTTCGAACTGGTCTCCGATGATCTCCTCAGGCATGGAGGCATACGGATCGAACACGCACGCGCCGATCGAGATGATCATCGAGAACGGGTGTGTGCCCCAAGTTTCCAAATCGATCATGACATGTTTGAATCCCATCTTAAGCTCCATCCCCTGAATGAGCCCAGGTTCTCTGTCTTCTTTAGTCATTTCATTTGTCCTTGTTGCGGTTTAGTTGGTCGAGGTAGAAGCCGACGCGGATCGCTGTGTTGATGTCGTGGATCAGACGTTCGAGGTTGTCGCGGCTCATGCCCTTACGTCCCAGCAGGACGCCGACCGCGGCGATCACCACGCCGACGGTCACGTTCTGCGAACGGATCGCCCGGTCGAGGAACTCAACCATCTTGACGATCTTCGGATCGAGCGGTGCTGGCTGCATCTGCCCATTCCCTCTGGGCCTGAGCTGCGGCCGCGCCGGTGGTGTTGCACGATGTAACACCGGCTGCTTAGGCATTTTGTTCCTCATTTCGTACATAGATATAGCCGAGTTCTTTCAACCTAATTTTATCATACGGCTCTTCAAATTGACCTCCAGTCTCACCCTTGAGCGTCAGCATGTTCTTCTCGCGGTCGAGCCCGATGATCTCGAACTTACGGTTGGTCCTGGTGTTCAGTAGATAATTAGTCATTAGAATCTCTCCCGTGCGTGTAGAACCGGACCGTTGCCGCTGATGCTCTGGCTAAACCGGTACCACGAGACGTTGTCTTTCCCATTCATCTGTGTTCCCGGTATCCACACCAGCCGACCGACCGGCACGATGTCGGTGCACCGCGGTACGTACTCGGCGAACCAACAGTTGGCGCTCCAATCGTGCGGACACAGCAGCCACACCGGCCGCTTCAGGGTAAGGAAATGCCGGAGTAGAGCCCTAGCCAGCAGCGTGTTGCGCCCAGTGCCGTCGCTGTACGGCGGGTTGGTGATGAGGATGTGAGCACGCTGGCAATCGGAAATCGTCCAGCGTAATGCGTCACGACCTTCGGCAATGTCACCATGAGCAACACAAGACAGACCATGTGATTCCAGATGACGGATCAGATCACCCTTGCCGGCGCACGGTTCGGCAAAGGTGCGCACGCCGTTGAGGTAGGGCAGCAACGGCGGGATAGCCTGCGGCGGCGTCGCATAAGAGTCGCGGGCGAGGCGAGCAAAGTCTGAGCGTTTACCCATGTGTCAGTCACTCCATGTTCGGCGACCGTCTGGTAGAGTCACCATCCTTCGTCCAGTCTTAACTTGCACCCTGTATTTATAGCGAGGTGTACCCCCATTCTTCCGTCGATAACGTCGTTCGTATTCTCTTCCGTGTACTCGATCGTTGGTCGCCATAACGTCAGTTCCTTGTTAAGTAAATTGGAAGGGGAGGAGGTCACCCCAGCTTGGTCCTGTCTTACAATCCCATGGTAGTGGAATTGGCGGCTTGAAGTTCCAAACCGCCTCGTAAGGGAGATTGTCTAAGATATCTTTGATCTCGTACGCGGCCTCCTCCACTCGCGCATGAGGGATGTAAAAATACAATCCATCATGAAGATCAAACGCGAACCGCGCGCCAATCTTGTTGATGTACTTACGCACGCAGCGGAGCGCGAGATACTTTTGATCCGCCCCAGTTCCCTGGATGCGGTAGTTGATCGCCGTGCCTTCAAGCTGCCAGTTGCGGTCGGTACCCCACTGACCGACGAGACGAACGCGTCGGCCCGCGATCGTCTCCACATACCCCCGGGCTTGCGCCGACTGGATTTGCTCGCCCCAGTATCTCCGAACGCCCGGGTAAGTGTTGAGATAGATTTGCTGAATGCGGTACGCCTCTTCGAGAGACATCGAAATGCCATAGTCGACCTCGGCGATCTGCTGCAGCTTCTTATGGCCCACACGATATTGGCTGGACAGTGTCAACACCTTCCCGCACTGGCGCAGGTTCGCCTCCGTCGAGTCGGGCGTCTTGGCGTTCTTCATAACCTCCGCGTAGGTGTACTGCGGGTTGATCCGCGAACCCATGAAGGAATGCGGGTCTTGACCCGGTTGACAGAGTCTCAGCATGGTCTTGTCACCGGATGCGATCGCCATCCAGCGATACTCCTGGCCGGCGGCATCGAACTCCATCAGCGTGAACCCTGGCGGCGGCACGATGATCCGGCGGAAGGCCGGGTCACGCTTCATCTGATGCAGAGCGAAACCTATTTGCCGCTCGCCCTTGCCTCTGCCCTGCTTGGAACTGAAGGTCAGGCGGCCGGTGTAAGTCCCGAACACCCTGGCCTGTGGGTGCGCGCGGCTATCCCGGTTGTAGGCGACACTCGCGAGCGGAGCCACGGCGAACTTGGTGTTGTTGTTCAGCGACTCACGATAGATCTTGATGTTCCTGACACGGGCATCCCTCAACGCCAGCTTGTGCAGCACCGCCTTGTCAGTCGAACGAGCGCCGGTGGATGTCTGCGCCAGCACGGGCAGGTTCCACTCGTCATAGAGAATCCTGCCCAGTTGCTTTGGCGAGCGCACGATCTTCTGGGTGATGCCGTGCGACGCTAGCTTGGCGAGTTTGTCCGCAGCCGTTCGCTTGAGGACAGCAGAGAGGTTGCCGGCCTCGGGCGTATCTACGATCAGTCCCTCCAGGTTGGCGCGAGCGACCATCTTGAAGCAAGCGGCTTCGATGATCGCCACGGTCTGCTGGGCGTGGGTCAGTTGCTCCCAGAACCGCTTGGCCAGCCGCAGGGTGAAATAGCAATCCTTGACGTTGTATTCGTGCAGCTCCTGGAGCTTCGCCGGGTCGGTGCCGTGGTAATCGACGTCGGCCTCGTAGCCGGCATGGATCGGGAAGAACAACGGCACCGCAGCTTTCAAGCTATAACTACGCTGCTGCTTGTAGTCATACTCCGGCTCGATGTCCGCGTGCCGCCACAGCAGCATCGCGTCGAGGAACCGGGTCCGGTCGAGCAACTTGAATATCCTGGAGTCGGTCTCCGCATAAGCGTAGAGCCACGTGATATCGAACACCACGTTCCAGCCCACCAGGACGTGCTCGGTGTCGAGCGCCCAGGTCAACATCTCACGGATCAAGGTGTTACATGATGTAACACCTTGGCCCTGGAGCAGGCCGCCGGCATGCCGGGTCTTGTTGTTCTCGCGCCAGACCCGAGCGAGCGACGTGAGCCACGCCTTGCCTTGCTTTACCCTCCACGGTTGTAAAGAAAATTCCGGTAGCTCACCCGAACTTTCGACATCAAATGCGGCGATCTTCATGGTAAGTCACTCCTTCGACGGTATTGAGTCACTCCGTCAGCCCAGGAATGGTACGGACTTGTCATCGAGGCAGCCGCGTTGGTTGTAGATCGTCTCGCGCAAGCTCTCCAATGCGTACTCGACATCCCTCCAGGCTTCCGGATAACACCTAGCCAGTTCGCGCCACTTGCTGCGATCACTCAGTAGCGCAAGCTTATCTCTGATGTGGTTCCGATTGCGTGGGGCCTCAGCCAGCTGCACATAGATGATGAGCCACGCCCGGAAATCGTTGTACCCACTCTCTTCGCGTGCTTGCTTAGCACGTTCGCGGTTGATAGTCCGTATCTTCCACGGCGTGGTGATCTCGTCTGCCTCCCATGTACCGTCACGCTCTCGGAACGTAATCGTGTTACCCACTTGGTAGATACGCCAGCCGCTGCCCTTGTTTTTGATGTAGATGGCGAACCGTCCACCACGGAGATGCGCAGACATTTCGTCGGGCGTGCAGTGCGTAGTGAATACGGTCGTCGATATCGAGTTGAACCCGCTGATGGTAACCGAACCATCCCTATGCCAAGTCACGACAGGATGCTCGAACAGCCGCAGGATAACATCCTCAGCTGCCGTCATCTCGACGGTCATCCGCTTGCGCTTGTTGACCAGCCCGCGCGGGCCTTCAGGATTTTTGCGAAGGACCACGCCCTTCTTCCAAGCTCTGACGGCTAGGGCGTAGGAGTCGATGTGGTCGAAATTACAGCGAACATAGAAAGCCATGGTCAGTCACTCCGTGGGTTAAGTCAGTGGTAGGTACCCCCGCCGCTGGCGGAGGTTTAGTTACGTCAACAGAATGCGGCACAAGACTGCGAACTGCTGATCGTCCTTGAGCACGATCTGCACCGGCTTCGACCAACCCTCGGGGATGGTTTTCAAGACCGCATCGATGGTAGTCATCGGCGACGGGAGCATTACAACTCCACGATCCTCCATCCACCACGGTCGCTGGATGCCAGTGCTAATGCCCTCAGTCTCCAGCAGGCGCGTCAACCGGGTCTCGATGCGACGCGCACGTTGGACCACTTCCAACAGGTTCGCCCGATCGTTGGACGTAAACGACGGGCTACCAGTGAGCGAAGACTGAGGCGACGAGAGCAGCTTCTCTTTCATTGACATGATAACTCCTTATGTCGCCCCCGACCTTCGGTTGAAGGTGGGGTGCAGTGTGTGGTCAGTTACTTAACTCATGAGAGTTGATACTTTCGCGAATCGCCCTGGCCTCCTTCGCAGCCGCTGCGCGCAGGTCCGCACCCTTGCGCAGATCGTCAGGCTGGTAGCTGCCGATCGTGTCCATGATCCGCTTGCGGATGTCCCGCAGCTTGGGATCACCAACAATATTCAAGCCCGGCAGGATGTTCATCAACTCCACGAGGTTAGTCACAGTGCTGTCACGGAAGATCGCATCCTTGTCGTCCATCTTCTCGATGTAGTGTTCCAGCAGCTTGACGATGCGCAGCCACACGTCCTGCATGGCGACGCCAAGCCGACGCTGGATGCTCTCCTCCATATCGGCTCTGACCTTGGCAAGTTCCTGCTCCGGCAGAGCCACACGAAAATCGTCCGGCTCGGTGATGCCGTCGATATCGAGATGAACCCCAAACTTTTCCCGGAGCTTGTCGGGCGTAGGGTAATCCCGCTCGTCGAACAGATCGCCCATGCGGAACGCAGCTTTATCCCGTACCGGCGGGTACTTGACCGTGACGAATTCCTCGACCACAGCGTTGTACTGCCGCTCGAGTTCACCATACCCGGACATAAACAGATCGAAGATGTTGCGCGTCATGATACGCGGGCCCTTGTCGGACCATGGCGCGCTGTGCTTGTCACGATACGCGCGCACCGCATTCCACGCCGTGGTGATATCGGCGAATGCCTCCTTCGGCATGAGCCGCTTGGAGAGTATCACCGCATCGTCCGCGGCGTTGATATCTTTGGCGTGCTGCTTGCTTGCCTTGGAGTCTACCTTGCACCCGCTCCAGCGGGACATGGAGACGTTGATGATCATGCACTTAGTTGCTAACGACATTGTATTCACTCCTTGATTCAGTATGGGTTTCAGTTAGTGTTAAAAGTCACCACTAGTAGGGAGGGGCGGTTGACCATGTGTCAGTCCTCCGCTTCGATGAAGTCAGCCGTACTCACCATCACGTCGGCAATTCGACGGAGATGGGCTGACCGGATTTCGGTCAAATTTACCGAGGCGATGTCACCGACAGCGAAGGTCAGGACGGCAAACGATTTCATCGACCGATACCCTGTGAGCGTCAGCTTCTTCCCATGCCCCAAGGCAACCTCGAATGCCCTCTGCGGCAGATGATCGTGCATCGCTCACCCCTCCTTCTTATAGTACCAGCTCAGTAGAAATAATGGCGCAGCGATTGGAAATATCATAGATAACCCAAGTCTATTGAAGCCACAGCTAAGCACAAAGCTCACAGTAATGGTCCACAGTATCGTAGCCATGACCATGTTGTCCGACTTGACTAGACTAAACACACAGAGCACCGCAAATCCTACGATAACGTACATGTTCAATTTCCTTCTCAGTAAGTGGTGTTACACGATGTAACACCTTTATTGTCCTACCTCGATCCTGACTACAGCGGCCCAATCAGGACAAGGCAAGTCAGTCGTGCATCCTATGATCAACGGGAATGGTGTAGCTTGCTGCGGCCATGGTGTTGCTGCATCAGTAAAAAGCAGACACACTTCCGGCTGATACTGTTCGACGAACTTCAGAGGTTTAGTCATGTCCGTTCCTCCGCCGCCCTTCGGATGCAAGACAACCAGATCACCGGGTTCGAACACGTCCACGTTGGAGCACTCACGATTATCTGCCCAAACTACGCGGGTTGTCAGTGGCTTTATAACAGTCACCACATAATTGATAGCAACAGCTATTCGTTCGAACACCTCCTTGGAGAACATACTCCCGGAACTATCCGCAATCACAACCAATTCATCCATGCCGTCGCTCTTGCGCGAAGGCAGGATCACCTCGCTATAACGGCGGTTGCGCCGGGACCAATTTTCTTCCTCCGCAAGACATCGAGACGTGTAGTCAACCAACACATCTTCCCAGGAGACTGGATCTTCGTAGGTTGCGCCGATGATCGCTTCGAGCCCGCTCAGCATGACGCCGTGCTCGCGGGCAATCACCGTTGCCCGAGCGATAGTCTTGTTGATCTCGTGCTCGATCGCCGCCGCCTTCTCGGGTGTCGGCGCAGGCACCGGCCGCAGGTCGCCGCCCAGGCCGCCCTGCTCGGGCCCGCCCTGGCCGAACGCGGGCTGCTTGCCACCCTGCTGCTGCAGAGCGTAAATCTGCTCCGCACTCATGCCGCGATACTGGGGATCGATCAGCGCATGCTGCCAGACCTTAAAGCCCAGGTCCTGCAGCATGATGTTGATGGCGTAATCGCAGGCGTTGTTCCACTCGGTGAGATCACGGCCCATCCGGCGCAGGCCGTGCTTCAAGAGCTTATGCATCAGCTCGTGGATGATTACGAACTTGGCAGTCGGGACGTCGAGCCCCTCGATGAAAGCCGGGTTATACCCGATCACCACCATGTCGGTCCACGCGGTGTCGCACGTGGGGTCCTCGACGAACTTGGTTTGCAGCAGAGCCGATGCGAAGAATATCAGCTCCTTGACCTTGACGAGGCCGGCGCACGCCGTCTCGAACACACTCAGTTGGTTGGGTTTCTGTCTCATGGTTAGTAAGTCCTTCGGTTGGTGTTACATCATGTAACACTATTCTTTCCACAGAACGGCACGACGGTTCCACTGGAACGATGGCACCTTGACGATCTCCTTGCTGCTCCGCTTGCAGTAAGTGCCATCGTGGCGCGTGGTCACGGTGATCCAGTTCGGGAAATCCCGCTGGAACACCTTGAACAACGCCTCACGTTGTAAGCGAGTTGTCTTCACCATTGGAAGTCTCCCTGATGTCACGACGCCAGCCCCTGGCCGCACGGTAGAGCCTGACGATGGTCATCGACGCACGCTGCCAATCGCTGGCAACGTACTGTTCGGCATCGACCTGTGACTTGAACGGACCAATAGCCTCGCCGTCCAATAAGATAACGAATTCCATCACTCATCCTCCTCAATAGGTTCATCAGTCCAATAGTTGCTGTCGGTGAAGATGTCGGGCCTGAACTCGGCCCGCTTCTCCTTCTCGCACTTGTCGCATATATAGCAGCAGAAGATGCCACGAGCATCGACCAGCTCACGGCGCTCCTGCCCTGATCCACAGAGACAAAGCTTCATGTTCAGTCACTCCTTCAACCACTGGTGTAAATTTCGCGATAACGCTTCGTGTAGTCCATGAACGCATCGGACTCGAACAACTCCGCGTCACGTACACAAGCCAGCTGCATCGCCATCACGACGAACTCGGCGGTGAAGCGCTTGAGATAAATATAGAGCTTGTCCACGTTGCGGAGGGTCATCTTTTCCGACACCATCATTGCGGTCGCATACTTGATGTCTAGCTGCTCGGGGACATCATACCGCGCGGGGTCGGCGATGATGCGATCGATCGACGGCAGGCTCGCCCACACGTCCACGTAGGCGAGGAACTCTATCGCCGGCCCCTCGCCGATCGCGCCGATCATGCTCGCCTCTTTGATGATCGGATCAAGCCGCTGGTCCTGCCACAGGTCGACCGTGGTGAACCACGTGCGGTTGGTCGCAACAATGGCGTTGGTCTTCTTGGGATCGTAGGTGTTGACCAGCTCCTGGCGGAATTGCCAGAAGGCAATGAACACCATCGGCACGCCCTGCTTCTGCGCATAGATGCAGAACTCGTCCACGGGGTTGACCGCCTCGTAATGGATCAGGCGGTTGTTGAGCGGCATCGGGAATTTCTTCGTCAATGCCTGATCGCCCTCGCGGTTGCCCGCCAGGAGGATGCGCACGTTCGGCTTCAAGACGTGTTCACCAACACAACGATTCAACACCAGCTGCTGCATGACAGCAAAGACGTCCGGCTTGGCATCCGGCGCTTCGTCGAAGAACATGACGATGATCTTGTCGTCGGGGAATGCATCGTTGCCGATGAACGGCATTGTTGCTGGCGGATACCAGATAGCGGTGCCGGTCTTCTTGTCGGCCTGAGGGAAGCCGCGGAACTCGACCGAGTCGTATTGGCTAAGACGTATCTCTGCCAGCATCGTGCCGGTGTAGGGCGTGTCCGGGCCCAGGAGCATTTGCAGCGCCTTGGGACTGTCCAGCTCCTCGACTGCTTGGTTGATGCCCTCGGACTTACCGACACCGAACCCGCCGCGGACGATGACCGGCCGGTCGAGCCGGATCACGATCTCTTTAACGGCGGTCTTGATCTGCGAAATAGAAAGCTGCTTCATAACCCTGGTTTCCTTTTCAGTGAGTTTTAAATGAGTGGTGTTACACGATGTAACACCTTTACTTATTGAACTCGAACTACGTCTTGAACGTCAACCAGTTGTTCTCCTCTCTGATGAGCATGTTGAATCCTTTCATAGCGATCGTCGTGCGATGCGCTTCGGTGAGCACGGCGAACGACACATCGACAAAGGACGCAACCGCCGGTGCCGCCTCCGTACGATACAACGACATAAGCGCCTTGGGATCGCCTTGCATCTGCAACCACATCTTGCACGCTTCGTGCATCTCGGTGACGTGCTCGCGTTCCTTGGTCGTCAGCGGCTGCGGGTAGTGCCGCGTGATCGGCACTGCGCCGACCGGCATGGCCTTTGGTCCGGAGTAGTAAGCAGCAACGCTGTAAGGCCGGCGAAAGCGCGCCGGAACAGTGCGTCCGTTGTTGTCGTCGGTCATCCAGGACTCCAGCGACACCGCACGCTGGCAGTCGTGATCGAGCAGCAGCACCTGCATGCCGTTATGGTTAAGGTGCGACTTGGGGACCGGCTTCGCTGCGCCGGGCACGAACAGCTGCGGGTAGTTGCTGTCGTCAGTGCCGATGACCTGGAGATGCAGCGCCTTGTAATTGCGCCGCTCGTCGGGAGACCAGTGACGGTTAGTGACGATAAACTCGCCAGTGTCGAACTGGACGAACGTGCGGGATGGCAAGTGATCGACGGACTGCGTGATGTGGAACGCTCGCCAGTTGTCCCACTCCATCGTATTGTAATCGAATTCAGGTAAGTGCATCTGGTTAGTCCTTGTGTTAAGTAAGTCGGTGTTACATCGTGTAACACCAGCCAATCTCATGATGATTGGGTTCAATTCACCATGAGCTAAGTATTATAACAGAATACTATAGGAAAGTCAATAACATACGCCAGATTTTGGCGTTTTTTCGGGTGGGTTTTTAGGGGGGTCCTTTGATGGCGTTCCCGATTCGGACCCGGACCGAATCGGGAACTCCGGCGTCTGCCATCCCGGCGTCAAGCTGGTCTTTCATCTCCTCCAGGGGCCCCTGGCGCAGCTCTGTGGGTAAGTCTGGGGATTTCCCGGCGCGGACCTGACCGAACCGGGTGGCGATGGCGTCGCCGAGGTCGATCTTCTTGGTCGCGGCGAAGCGGTCGAGCTGCATCACAATCTCGGCCAGGACCGGTGCGAGCTTCCTGGCCGGCAGGATCGCGAGAAGGCGCAGCAATTGCGGTGGCAGCGGAGCCTGGACGGCGTCCTCGAACCGGGCCGGTGGCTGCGCCCACTCGCCAAGGGTGCGCGCAATCGGCTCAGGAGCCCATGTGTGCAGGTGAGCCTCGCTGTGGGCGCGCAGGTCCTGGAACGTCAGAGTGGCCATCTCGGTGGCTGGGGGCTCGGTGGCTGGGGGCGGGCTCGCCTGAGTTATGGCGCGGGCTTGGGCGATTTCAGCGGGAGAGGTGGATTTCAACATATCCAATTTGTTTTGTCCCTGGGGGTTTCGTCCCTGGTTGTTTTGTCCCTGGGGGTTTCGTCCCTGGTGTGACGAAATCGATTGCAGGGGCCCCAGGAGCGCCGTGGACGCGCTTGGGGTAATTCCGGGGAAGGGGCAGGGCCTCGCGTTCCCTGCGCTCCTGGGGCTCCCCTGTCGATTCTGGGTGCGGTCTGGGGCTCATCGATGGATCGGGGGATCGACGACCCGTTCCATCCAGTCCTTGATGGCGGCAATGTCGTGGTCCGTATAGATGCGCGCGTTGGTGCGGGCGAGCCGCTTCGGCAGCGGGATTTTGTCGGCCTTTTCCCATCGGTAGAGCGTCATGTGATGGACGCCGACCTGCCAGTGGGCTTCTCCCGAAGAAAGCGGCCCGCCGGGAGACGGGCCAAGTCTAGGGAGGAACTACGGTCGCTTGGGTTGGCCGCCGCTCTGGCTGGGCACGAAGTACCACTGCAGGCTACCACCATCCGAGGCAAGACCCCAGCCGCCACTTGCTGGGGCAGGTTTGATGACAACGGCAAGACCGCCAGTCGGCTGCTCCGGCGGGTCTACGGGCACGTCGGGTGGGGTATCGGGGATAATTGGTCCGCCGCCGACTTCCAAGCCGGGGATGCTCGCGTAACCAATCATGGTGCCCTTGATCGGCTTGTCGCTCGCCGATCGAGCGTCAGGCATAAAAACTCCGTGTAGTATCACTGGGACGGCTGCCATGGTTCGGTCCTCTCCTTTGCGCAGGGATGATTCCTACGGTACGTATGTGTCAGGAATTCGACAAGTCAGCAGCGGGCCGCTGAGGCTTGAAGATCGAGCGGTTGATCGCCATCCAGGCCTGTTCGAGCTGGGTCCGTCCGATCGCCAGCCAGTGCTGGTCGATGTCGGTCCGCTCCTTGAGCGCGTCGAGCGTCTGCAGGCAGTGCTCTTCCAGCATTTTGTTGTGGTTGACCAGCGCAACGGTCGCGTCGGGCTGGGCGACGTAGCCGTGCACCGGCAGCGCCTCGTGCAGGGTCTCGTTGTGGATGGTCATCGCTGCTCGTAGCTCCGCGCCGTGTTCATGCGACACTACTAGCGGGGTTTTACGGTACCGTGTCAATCGCGCGATCTGGTTGTTCCGGTGCCGGCTTAGGGGGCTCCAGAGAATGAGAGGTGCTGATGACCTGCTGGAGCGCCTGGAAGCGTTACGGCAGGCGATTACTGAAGGTGATCCGGCGGCGGAATTGCTGGTGCGCCTCGGGGATATTCGGGGGCTTGTCGCCGAATCGATCTTGCGGGGCCGATCTTGCGGGGCCCGGGTGCTGCCGGCCAGTACTGAATTCGAGCAGGCGCGCGATCTGGTAGCGGCGATGCACGGCACGGTATTTCGGGACAGTGGGGCGCGGGCCGACTGGCTGGTCCAGAACATCGCGGTATTGCTGCACAGGGCCAGCTACCGGTCTGGGCACCGGTCTGGGGAAGCTGGACGAGATCCCGGACGAGATCCCGGACGAGATCCCGGACGAGATTCCGGGGGGATGATCCCGGTTCGAGGACGCCGTCCGGGGAAGCGGATCTGGTGATCCCCGGAAGCCCGCGGGTTAACGATCGACCCGGGGACCGACCCGGGCCTTTTCCAATTCTGCGATGCGCTGACGCAGCTGGTTCATGCCGATCTTGACGTAGCCGACGATCTTGCGGGTGTCGTTGAGGTCGCTCTCGGCTTGGGATATCGCCGCTTCGCATCGGCGCTCGCGCTGCTGGAGCCGGCGCAGCATGTCGCTCAGACCTCCCAGCTCCTCGCGGGCGGCGCGCAGCGGATCGAATGCGCTAGGCGTTTCCGGGCCAGGGGTCCCTGGAGGGTTGGTGACCATCAGGTTGCGTTCCGGCGCAGCCAGTCAGCGATGCACTTGGCGCGGTGGCGTATGTCGCCAGTGGTGTTACCAACGGTGTTACCAACGGTGTTACCAACGGTGTTACCAACGGTGGGCGTGAGGTTGGCGAGCTCGACCGCTTTCCCGGCAAGGATGAATCCTATGAGTTCGCGCTCCCATGGGTCGGTGGCGCGAGTGCGCTTGGCGATGATCTTTTGCAGTTGCCGGCCAAGTGCGGGATCGGCTAGGTGCTTGGCGGCGATCGCCCGCAGCCGGCCAAGGGCCGGGTCATCCAGGGGTTTGGCGGCGATGAACCGCAGTTCATCGCCGAGGGCGGGATCGATGCCCAAGTGTCTGGTTGCGACCCGCCGCAGCTCTCTAGCGAGTGCGGGATCGGCTAGGTGCTTGGCGGCGATCCTGCGCAGCTGTTGCGCCAGGGCCGGGTCGGCCAGGACCAGCGCAACGGCGGCTTTGATTTCGTCCGGCCGGCATTTGATATGGCCACAGCGGCCCGCTGCGCCGCCCAAGCGGAAATCCATCAATGCCCAGAGCAGTGGACGCGGCGACGTCAGGCGTGGCGGCAGATAAGCGTGGCGTGCTAAGGATTCATAAGCCATGGTCCTGCTCCTAATCCTCTCAGGGTCGTGGTTAGCAGCGTCACGCGACTTGCAATCGTGTGGCGCTGCGTCTCTTGTATAACGCGAATTCATGTGTGTTGTCAACATGATACGCGTGCCTCGCAGCAGGCGTTTCCGGATTAAACCATATGGTGCTACACGATGTAATACCGTTTTGTGCGGGCTGGTGCTTTACCAAGTGCGGCCAAAACCCGAAATAGCCTAATAAAATCAATGATGTGCCGCGCGGACCGGTTGTGCTTCGGAAAATCGCCATAAGCATTATTCATAATTCTGCCACATTATCCTATATATATATATATATTTTATTCTTTTAGGGATAGAAAGTGATTTACCCCTGCACAATGTGGTACATTAAAGTTAGTATAAATACGATTTTCCGAAACACAACTGGTACGCGCGGCACATGATTGATTTTATTGGGTTATTTCGGGTTTTGGCCGCACTTGGTGGTGCACAACCCGGCACAAAAGGCAGGAAAACACCCAAAAAAACCTACTACATAAAACATCTATGTATAGGATGGCGAATTTTAGGTGTTACATAATGTAACACCATAATGGTTGATTGCTGAGACCTAATTTTTAGTGATATGACATACTACTACATAGGATAATGTAACACAATGTGATTATGGCCTTAGTTTCGCCACATCATCCCATACATACATTATTTCTTTGGGGTAGTTTTCGTGCCCTTGGTAGCCTGCTCCCGGTAGCCTGCGCCCCTGGTAGCCTGCGCTGGTAAACGTCGGTGACAGTTCCGGCGGTGACGATGACAGTTCCGGCGGTGACGGTGACGGTGACAGTTCCAGTTCTGGCGGTGACGATGAACGGTGACAGTTCCAGTTCTGGCGGTGACGATGAACGGTGACAGTTCCAGTTCGGCCCGCTCTTGGTAGCCTGCGACCCTGGTAGCTCGCGCCCTGGTAGCCTGCGCCCTGGTAGCCTGCGCCCTGGTAGCCTGCGCCCTGCACCCCTGGTAGCCTGCGCCCTGGTAGCCTGCGCCCTGCACCCCTGGTAGCCCGCGCCCTGCGCCCCTGGTAGCCTGCGCCCTGGTAGCCTGCGCCCTGGTAGCCTGCGCCCTGGTAGCCTGCGCCCTGGTAGCCTGCGCCCTGCGCAACAAAAAGAGGTGCGCGCCTCGCGGCGCGCGCTCTGGAATTCAGGCAACAAAAAGGGGCGCGCCTTGCGGCGCGCCCCTTCGTGGAGTCGGTAGGTTACTTAGGTGCGTTGGCAAGCCAGTCGCGCCACTGCGTTCCGCGTTCGCCGACAAGCTTGGCGGCGTGCTTTTTCTGTAGATGGCGCATGGTTGTGACGAGTGCGGCGAGCGCTTCGAAAGGATCGGTCTCGGCCGGCGGGTTAACGATAGCGTCGGCCTTGATCAGGCGTTGCTCGTTAGCCCTGCGATCGGCGTCCTTTTGGGCGCGAGTCGCCTCGCCTTTGGCGGCTTGCTCCGACTTAGGAACCCCGGCCATTGCCTTGGCGCGAGACCATAGAACGCGCGCCGCGATCATGATGCGCTCCTGGCCAAACGTGCGATGCTCGTCATCGGGCTTTTTGTCGTTATGCTTCATAAGCCCCACAATGCGAGTCGCCTCATCCTTGGAAACATCAAGCTTTTTCATGACGTAACCGATATTGAGCGCACCCTGAATCGCCGTGAGAGTCTCGGTATCGCCCTTGAACTGGCCGATAGCCTTGACCAGCGTACCATCGAGTCCCGCGAGCGACTGCCCATATTTGAACGCAGCCGCAATCGCTTGATCCTTTGTTATGATCGGAGTCACAACAGAAGTAAGAATCGTGGGGGTCACAACAGAAGTAACAGGCATTTAACTAACCTTTCAGTCAATATGTTGATCGGGTATCGATCAACTGAAATAATAATACACAACTTGGTGTTTGGAGTCAAATCGCGCCCTCTGGTGTTACATCGTGTAATACCGGTGCGGCAGCCACTGGGAAGAATTACTTGTTCGATGGCGAAGGGGTAGAAGGGGTTGATGTGCAAGTCATGGCGTATGCTTGCCCATACCCCACATAATTTTCCCGAAAACCCCCAAAATCATCCTATATACATAGTTACTAGAAAAATTTTTTGCAGATTTCTAAAATGTGCTAGAATGGCGCGGTGAGGAGTATGACAAATAACCTGCCAGTGCATTACATGACCGAGGTCAACGATCCCTCGACGCTTGGCTGGCCAAGTAGCCTTCCTCTGGAACTCGTCCTTGCCCAGCAGTCGGTCAAGGAAATATGCACGGCTTACGGCCTCGCTCGCCAAGACTATGAACGTCTGCGTCAGGATCACGGCTTTCGTCGGGCAGTCGAGGAAGCCAAACAGACCCTGCAAGAAGACGGTGCCACCTTCCGCCTTAAAGCCAGAGCCCAGTCAGAAGAGTTGCTGAAGACTTCCTGGGGCTTGATCCACGCCCCCCTGGATCAGGTAAGCGCGTCAGTCAAAGCGTCTTTGATTATGTTCACGGTCCGCTGTGCCGGGCTCGACGCCAGCGTCGAGCAGAAGGTCCGGGCTACCGCTCAGGCCACCGCCGCGAACCTGACGGCGCTGACGATAAACTTACACCTCGGCGACTGAGGAAAAGTGTGCCCCACCCAGGCCCGACCGACCGCCCGACCGACCGCCCGACCGACCGCCCGACCGACCGCCCGACCGACCGGTACCCCCCCTTTCCTCCACCCCCTCTTTTAAGAAGCCTCGGCCGCAGCACCTGGAAAGCGTTGCTGGTGTTTGCTGCCGTTAATTTTTTCTTGGCTGTTTTCCTTGTGGTCCTGTCGAGCCTCGTCATCACCGACGAAGCCTCCAGCCAGCAATCTGCCCCAGCTGGACCGGCCTCATCGGTATCGACAGTGTTGATGTATCGGGGGGTGCCCCTGGATGCGTCGTTGCTGCGGCTCGACAAGCGCGCCCTCGACGAAGCCTACCATGCTCAGATGCTCAAGCTGTTCGGCGTCTGGCTGGCATCGGGTGCTCCCGACGAGGCAACGAATTTCATCAATGGGCTGCGAATCGCCAGAAGAGCTTACACCCAGGCGGCAGTGCAGATCGCCCGGCGTGAGACGGAATTACTTGAACAAGAGCGAACTCGGCAGCAGAATCAGCTGATCGAGCAATCTAAATAGGGGGAGCGGATGGTGAACCAGCCCGAGCACCCAACTCTGCCCGATGCCCGATCGGTATCGACAGTCCCGGCCCAGCAACTATCGGCCACTCCTATCGTCTACAAGGTCGTCGATCAGGACTGGAGCCCCTCTGATCCCTCCGTCCCCCAGGCGATGCTCGACGAAGCGGGTCAGGCCGGCTGGCAGCTGATCATCGCCTATGTCGATCCACTGCGTGAGCGCACCCGCTTTGTCTTCGGTCAAGGTGGCGCACCGATAGACTACAAGGTCGTCGACGATCACTGGTCTCCCGACGACCCCGCTGTTCCCGAGGCCGCCCTCAACCAAGCCGGCGAGGCCGGCTTTGGTCTGATCACGGCTTATCCCGACGCCCACCGCGAGCGGACCCGCTGGATATTCGGCCTGGGTTTTGCCGCCACCGGAGGTGGTGGCGGCATTCCCGAGGCCCCCATAGACGGAGAGACCTATGGCAGACAGGACGCAGCTTGGACCCCCCTCACCTCAGGCGGCGGAACCGCCGGCCCGCCCGGCCCGCCCGGCCCGCCCGGGGCGCAGGGAGCGCCCGGCCCGCCCGGAGCGCAGGGACCGGCCGGCGAGGCCGGTCCCGCTGGTCCGACCGGAGCGCCCGGAGCGCAGGGACCGACCGGAGCGACCGGCGCGGCCGGTGCGGCAGGTCCCGCAGGTGACCCGGGCCCAGCTGGACCGGCTGGCGCGGATGGTCAGCCCGGAGCGGATGGCCAGGATGGAAGCCCTGGTGCTGCGGGCGAACCAGGGCCAGCGGGTCCGGCAGGCGAGGTCGGACCAGTAGGACCGCCTGGAGCGCAGGGATCGCCCGGGCCGGGCGGTCCTACTGGTCCGACCGGTGGTATCGAGGAGGCTCCGACCGATGGACAGCAATACGCAAGACAATCGGCCGCCTGGACAGTTGTCGCCGGAGGCACGGGCGGAGTGGGTCCTCCTGGGCCTGCCGGGCCGCAAGGCGAGACCGGCCCGGCAGGTAGCGCTGGCGCGACCGGACCCCAGGGTCCTCAGGGTGACCAGGGTCCTCAGGGTGACCAGGGTCCTCAGGGTGACCAGGGACCTCAGGGAACTCAGGGCCCCGCCGGCCCCGCCGGCCCCGATGGTGCGCAAGGAGCGGCTGGCAGTGACGGTGGTCAGGGACCCGCCGGCCCCGACGGAAGTCAGGGTCCACCCGGTGTAGCCGGCCCGCAGGGCATCCCTGGCAACGACGGCGCGCCCGGCCCGGTCGGCCCGCCGGGCAGCCCCGGCAACGACGGCGTGCCCGGCCCGGCCGGCCCGCAGGGAATAGCGGGTGACCCTGGTCCTCCCGGCTCGACCGTGATCATCATGGCGAGCTTCTCCAACCAGCCGCCATCGCTGCTGCCGGTTGACGGCTACATCCCACAGGACTGGGATTCTCCTGGCAACCCGCCACAGGGCGACCAGCTGGTCCGTGGTCAGGGCATGCTGGACACCAGGACACAGAGTGTCTGGCTGTGGGTGGGAGCCGCCATGGCTCCGGCCGGCTGGGTCGAGCTGGGCGAGGTGCAGGGTCCGCCGGGAGCCCAGGGCCCTGCCGGCAGTGATGGCGCGCCCGGTGCCGCCGGCGCGCAAGGCCAACAGGGCGTCCCCGGTCCCCAGGGTCAGCAAGGCTTGCAGGGCCAGGAAGGCGCGGCCGGTCCGCCCGGCGCAGCGGGCCTTCCTGGTTCGCAAGGCCCGGCGGGAACCCAGGGACCGCAGGGTCCCAGAGGCGACCCCGGCCCGACCGCGGTCTCGGCGCAATCCGGCAACACCGCAACCTTGGGTTCTGACGGGCTGATCTTCGTGCCGACGCTGCCTCCTCCCAGCAATGCGGTTCCGTCGATGGACGGCGTCGCGGCGACCGGCACCGCCACCGCCTGGGCCCATGGTGACCATATTCACCCGAGCGATACCTCCCGCATGCCGGTGAAGGGTGCGATCGACGGAGCCCAGGCACCGGCCGGCAATATCGGCGAGCAGATCGCGCAGTCCATCACCACGGCGGTCAACCTCACCAGCCTCCTCGCCGCCAACATCGGCAGCATCACGCTGACCCCGGGCGACTGGAATGTCGGCGGCTTCGTCAGCTTTGTCAGCCCGGGCACTGCCGGCACCCGCTATGCCGCCGGTCTCTCCACCACCAACGCGACGCTGCCCACCCCGGCGCAGATCGCCGCCGGCAATGGCGCGTTGAACGACCTCTCGCTGACCTTCGGCAGAGCGGCG